TTAAGCTTTAGGGGTTCCCCGGAATTTGGCAGTAAATCCCATAAAAAAATATTTTCCAGATATTCATACAGGAGGTAAAATTGACTCAAAAAAAATGTAAAAGAGTAAAATATCTAATACTAGGAAAACCGCTAATAATAAAGTTTCTAACAATAGTATTATAATAACATAAGATTCTATATCTTTTGTTATGGATTTTCAATTAGATACTAGTGAAATAGGAATGATTATTGTAGTTAATAGAATAAAATAAATTGATAAACCGTCTACACCTAGGTATAAATCAAAATAACTTATTTCATGATATTCTTGTACAAATTGAAACTGATTTGTACCAAAATCAAATAAAATTAAGACTATTAATGATATAAATAAATTAAATATAGATGTAGTTAACGCTATGAATTTTATATTTCGCAGTGAAACTCCATTATGCTTATTAATATATATAGCAAGTACACCTAGTATGGGAGTTAATAGTAATGATGATAATAACATTTATAAAACAAAAATTATAAATACCTCTATTTCGTATAGGATAATCATGTATCATCTATACTATAAATCTGCACCTTATATATCGTAAGGTAATTAATTTTGCATATAAACATATAAATAAGATATATGCTTTAAACTGAGTATATCAATATACTACTCAAACTTATACTTAGATATAAAGTATATCTTGTTCTACCATTAATAAGAATTTTGTATAATAGTAGGTTAGAATAAAATTAAAAATTAATATACATAGTATGAAGATAAATCCGTTTATTAATAATTACTAATGATTAATATTACTTTTTATACTATTGTTTTTATAGGGCTTTAACCAACATAAGTTTAGTCTTCTCCCCATTTAATAGCCCTTTAAATATTTATATACAAAGGCCATTTTCCAGCTTAAATAAAAATTATTTATATTCTGGGATTTGTTATGCTATTAGGTAACGTAAGTATATAGCATACAAGTTAATGGAATGTAGCCGTTATATTTATTTTCAACTACCAGCATATAAAATAGTTAATGGTAATTTAACGATTAAGCATCCCGACTACTCTCATATATCTCTTTTGCAACTTGGATTGTTTCTTCTATTTCAGCTTTACCTGCATCAGCTAATGTAGTAGCTGAGTTTATACATGCTTTGACAGTATCAGGTGATAACCCTTCAGTACTAGCGGTTTGAGCTGTATTAACTGCTGAATCTACGGATGCTACCGCACTAGTACCTCACGCATCAATAGCATTTAAGGTATCACCAACTTGATTTTTTGCCATATCGTATACTGCTTCAGCAGCAGGTAAATTATTAATGACTGTCTCTATAATATCTACTGCTTCTGTTAACATTACACTTTGTAATATAACAACTTCAGAAAAATTATCCATTGGTAACGATATTAGTTTTGGTGATGGTGTTGGTGTTGGTGTAGTTGTACCTAACGCAAACTTTACTTCCAATAAAGTATTTTCAAAAAAAGTAACACCACACATCTCCATTGTATAGTATAAGAAATATAAAACCGTACAAATTTGACCAAATTCAATAAATGGAGACTCTACGTGTTTAGCTCCTAATTGCATTAATATTAAGAAAATAGACACAAACACAAAAAAGGTTGTTTTACTTAATGGTCTAAATTGCATACCTCTTGTTCTACTAATATCTGTAATAGATAATAACAATAATATAAGAATAGCAGAGAACATTGCTATTACTCCTAATAATTTGTTAGGAATTGATCTTAATATCGCATAGAAAGGAAGAAGATCGAAAAATTAAATCAACATACATTTGAGTACAACTAGTTAATACCAGAATAAACAAAAATGTAAGTGACAGCTTTAGAGACCCAATTTATATAACATTTCATTAATGAAATATGGTTTAACTATAGTACGTAAGTTATCCATAGATTCCTTAAATATATAAATACGGGGCTTCTTGTCCCTGTTATAATGTATTGAGAATTTAAGATCAAATTTATCTTGTAATGTGAACATAAAAAAAATATTAACTATCGCTTTTTGATAGAATAGATATTAGATATCTATCTTTATAAAGTTTCTGGCTTTTTATATAACTTCCTATTGTAGCAGTAGTAGTATTAAGATGTGCCGCAGCTAATGTCATTGTAGAAAAAGTAGTAATATCCTTCGTATGTGAATCTGTTATCTGTACAGATCTAGTTCTAAGGTTACCTAAGCTAATTCTTGATTTAGCTTCTTCAGTATGTTTATAACTTCTAATCTTTTGTAAACTCAGATAGCTTACGACCACTAAGTGCTTCACCCTAATTTAGCCGAGCTTGTTCTGAGACGACACGGCCTAATGCTAAATCACTCATCTTTTTTCTTGACAATAAACTATGCTTAAATCCTAAATTTGAACCAGCTTTTTTCAACAGATAATATTCAGGTTGAAACTTATCTAAATAAAACTGTTCTCTTTCTATTGTAGCATCTTTACAACAATATTCAAGGATTTCTAAAGTTAAGTTTTCCAAACCGTATTTAACTATGGCTAGATAAATAGCCATACTGTTACCAGAACCAGTTAAAAGTCGATTTTTATTGAAATATACATTAAATCTTATGGTAAGATTAATACTACTTCCTACATAGGATTTACCATTAATATTGTTTATTCTTATTTTTTTTTTATTATTTATTTTATAAATAACTAAACAAAAAAATTAGGTAAATACCAGCTTTACCCCTATTTTCTTTTATAATTAGTTTTTTATGTAATTCAGCATTATTATAACACACTACAGGAACAACTAATGAAAGGTGAAGATCGACAGATTATTAAATTAACATGACAATATGGCTTTATTACTTTTTTACCTGGTATCTACGTCTTCATTAGTAAATGCATAAACGCTTAGATGTAGTCCAGTACCATGTCGGCTACCATCAAAAAAAAGCTTAGACCACTTTTTTAAAGACATATCTTCCTTTATAAGGTCTAATTTGATTACGTTTAAAAAAATTAGATATTGTATTATGCCCTATACCTAAAGCTCTAGATGTTGCATGAATAGAATTATAGGAAGTAATAGTGTTTAATTCTAAATCCTGCACTTCAATTTGAACTGAATTAGGATGATTTACATAATTAGAATCATAATTAGAAACAGTTAGGTTAGATTCTAATTCATATAAACCTTTATAAGGTTTAGTATTTAGGATGTATTTTCTTAAAGTGGTCTTATTAGTATCTAAAATTTTAGCAGCCTCTCTTAAAGAAGTATATTCTTGCAAAACATTTGTTTCTAAATTAGTTACTTTAACCTTAATAGATTTACTTAAATTAGCAAGATTTTTACTTAATTTAATCATGCTTTCTTTAGTGTGTTTATAACCTAAAGATGAATAAGCAAATCTCAATACATTATATTCTGGAGATAACAGGTCCAAGTAATATTGCTCTCTTTTAACTAGATCTTTAGGATCACAATATTCAAGTATATCCAACTTAAATTCAGAGTAGCCATATTTAATAAGAGCTTTATTTATAATCATACTCTTACGTGAAATATGAGCAATGTAAATAGGATTATAATAACTTCTTAATATTCTACCTAAGTTTACACTACTCCCAACATATGACTTATTACTAGTTAAATTAGTTCAGCGATAAATACCAGACTTTTTTTCGTTTTCTTTAATGGCCTTCTTTTTATTAGAAAGAGCATCATTATAAGAAAGAAAAGGCGTAAATGTTAAACAGTTAAGATCAAAATTAAAATCAACTAAATATATATATTTTTAAATTTAGCCCCGGTCGCCTGCGGCTGGGGCTGCTGTGCTGGAAATTTAAAAAATAGTAATTTTTTTTTTGTTTTAAAAATAACAAAATTACACCTATATAAACTATCACTGATCCAGATACCAATTTATTCTTATCAGTTTTAATTCTACAGTAATGCCAGAAAGCTTTTCCCTATTTTAACGGCTTCGCTTAAAAAAAAAGAAATGTGCAACAGTTCTTTTTAAAAAAAAGAAAATATTTTAAGAAAAAGCGTGAAAAAGTAAATTCAAAAAGCTAACCCTTTAGGTATTAACAATTCATAAATATCACTAGGTACTTTTTTAACGTTATCTACATAAAACATATCTTTAAATCCATTAAAACAAGGAAGTTGCATAGTAGTGAAGGTTATAGAACTATATATTTTTTAGTTCTATTGTCTCTAACTAGTTTAGAATGAGGTTTATAACCATTAACACAAAAAGGAATAAAGAAACTAAATACATAGTCAAAATATTCTTTATGTGCCACAGCTGTTTGAGCGTATGTTAATCTAGAATTACTAGTAGGGGACCTTCTTGCTATGTTGGAAATAGATCGTTCATTTAAAATGAAGACTATAAACCAAATAAGAGTTAATATAGATTACTCCTATTAATATTAAAATAGATACAACATTAACTTTTTTGTGATATTTTATACTTATTTAATAAAAGCTTGTCGGCTTTTATACATCTACGTATTGTTTCAGGGTGAATATTAAAATGTTTTGCTGCTTGAGTCATAGATCTGAATTCCATACTTTCTCCATTATAAGTATTTATTGCGATAACAGGTTTAGCATGAATCGCTATATGTTCAAGAGAAGCATTAAGCTTAGCCAAATGGTCTTTATGTTTTTGGCTAGCGTTAAGTATTTTTAGATGCTCTCTGTTTTTAGCCCTCCCACATTTTACATGTACAATGTGGGGGGCAAACAGCTAAAGCTTCTTCTGAGCGACCTAAAGCTACTGCCCTTAATTTGGCCTTAGTTTTTTCACTAAGCTTATGACCAGATATTGAGCCAGCAATTTTTAAAATATTGTATTCTGGTTTTAATAGATCAATATAGTGTTGTTCTCTTTCTGTTAAATTTGAAAGTTCACAATACTCTACTATTTCTAACGTAAAGTTATCAAAGCCATGAGCTAATAGAGCTTTATAAATAAGCATAATATCTTTTAGATCTGTAAGATAAGATATCCTAAAATACCTTCTTAATCTTTTAGATAAATCTGCACTGCTACCTACATACTTTTTACCGTTAATTTTATTTTTTCATATATATTAAAATTTACTCATAGATTCTAGATTTATTCATCCCGTTTTTAATTTTTTTTATAAGTTCGAATCCTTCTATTGTTAAATGTCTTTTTTCATTTATTAATAAAGCTACTTTGTGAAAATCATTAAAATCTAAACTTTTTGAACCTTGAAGAGAGTATTCTTTAAAAAACCTCGGCGTCTTCGAGACAACGTCTCGAAGACTGAGGCAGCTGCGCTGAGGTAATATTTTATTATTAATGTTTTTTAAATCAGATACATAAAAATAACTTGCATTATTTATTGGATTTTCTTTTATTTTACCACAACCAAAAAATACCACTAAATGACTTAATAGTAAATGATCTCTACTATTTTGAGTTAAACTATATCTTAAAGTTACAGAATAATTTAATTTAGTAGATTTAGATTTATATATTTCAACACCAAAACACCCATCACCTTCAGTAAATCCACATAATCAATAAGGATCTATCTTTTTTGGAAGAGAAATTTTTGGTCTTAATCCTGGTACAACATTAGGAAAACTATCTTTTAATTTTTCAGATAAACCTTTATTAATTGAACTTTTTATCATTACTAATGAATGTAACCCTTCAAGAGTAAGATGTTTTTTACACTTCATTAATTCAAAAGCTTGTTCGAAAAGAAGATAATCTGCTTGTTTCTTAGTTATTAAAGGATAACTATTAAAATGTTCTATTATTACTGTTAATTCTTCTAAAGAAGAAATAGTATAAGAAACAAAAAGCTCTTCTCTTTCTATTCTAATTTTACCTATTCCTCCGAAAAATTTTTGAATCTTTTTTAACAAATCTATATCTTTTATATGTAAAACTAGTGTATATCTAAGATCAACTGTTCAACCTATCTTAGAGCTTTTATTTTGACTAATTTTAATTTGAAAGCTTCCTTCTGCTAACTTTTTTTTAATATATTTATATATGTAAAAAAAAAGTAAGTGAAACCTGTAACATAAAAAGGATTAAGACCTGTTGTAGAAAAACCAGATTTTCCTTTATTTTCTGTTAAAATAGATGCTTTGTCTAGCTTAGGCTCATAATAAACTAAAACAGGTATGATCGATAAAGTATAATAAGGATCTAAAGTTAACGCTGTATTATCTAAGCTAATATTTAACAAATAGCAAAAGGCTAAATATATAGTTAACTTCACAATTTTGCAAACTCAGCCATCACCGAGTAAAATACCAACTAATATTTCTCTTAATTCATCTGACATTGTCATATCAGCTCTCTGAGCTGATGATAAACGTACGATACCTTTTGTTGAACTAGCAGCACTACGAACAGTGATAACTGAGAAAAATAAATTGGTGTCTGGATCATATTGATTATATAAATATATTCATATTTATATTCATAATATTACTACTATGTTTGGGCTATATCTTCATAAAAAAAAATATTTATATGTCTCGCGTATAGCCTCTGAGGATCCCATTTTTAAAAAAGATGGACCTGTGGTCCTTTGGTTTCCTGCTGATTATCCTGTTTTTAGGAACTTCCAGCAAATAGCGAGATTAAGTGACATCTCTCTTTATCACTCCGGAACAATAGCTGCAGGAGTTTGCATAGGATTTGCCACAACATAGTTTTCACTATCACCTAACACATTAGGCATAAAGAAAACAAATAAAGATAATACAAATATAAATGCAAATATTGTAATAAGATCTTTAAATATGTAATAAGGTGCAAAAGGTATTCTTTCATAATTTCCTGATACACCTAAAGGATTTCCTGACCCCGCGGTGTCATGTAAAACTATTAAATGCATTAGAGCTAAAGCAGCTAATACAAAAGGTAAAACGAAGTGTAATGAGAAGAATCTATTTAATGTAGCATTGTTAACAGAACATTTATGTTGGTAGTCACTATGTTATATATATATAACACTCTCACTACTCCCAACAAATTTCTTTGTTGATCGGACTATATCTTGATCTTTTATCCTCTTTGCTCAATTGATTGAGGAGAGAGGAATATACGCTTAAATATATTGGGTTTATTTAATATTTCGAAGGAACAAGTTTAGAATATCTAGGTATTGTACGTAATTCTTTTAATCATAATAAATATTGTAATCTTTTATTACCTAATAATTTTACAGGTGCTTTAGCTAAAAATTTAATTACATTTTCTATAGATCTTGCACTTGTAACTTTCAATTTAGAATTATTAGTTATATCTAAATATACAGCAGTAGTAAAAGAGAAATATTTTTTTATAGCAGAAATTATAATATCCCCATTAGTTTGACTAATATCAAAAGAAGCTATTGGATAACTATCGTTATTTTTATATGCACTAAAACAACCTTCAGCTTCTATGAATCCAACCAGCCAGGCAGAAAAATAAGATGCATTAGTAATAGTTTCAACTGTATTCAAAGGTACAATGCTTCTAGAATAAAGTACTAAATCCTCATAATAAATGATTCCTGAAAGTAATGCTTCCTTAAATCATAAATAGTCATACTGCTTATTAGAAAACATAGGATATTTATCAAATATAGGTAAAATAAAATTTTTTAGATGATCTTTATTTCTAATTCTTAAAGATACCATTTCAACTTCTTTCCTTTTTCGGAAACTTATAACACCTATACCCAATAAATCTTTAATCTTATATATTAATTGTACATCTCTAATGGATAATTCAATACCCAATTCATATGTTAAATATTTTCCTTTTTTTGTGACGCTAAAAAACCCATCACCTTCAAATAAACCTACTAAATAAGCGTAGTAAAGATCCCCTGCGTGTAGTCTCTGAGAGGCTACTGAAGTATGTAAACTTCTCACCCCCACTGATTTTCTCCATGTTTTTGCAGTTTTCACGTGAATAATTGATGAAGTCGCACCCATCAAGAATAAATCGTATGCAAATCCTAAATTAGGAGAGTTCCCAGGATTGTTAAGCAGGGTTTTTAACACTATGTCACCATAGTGTGGTTCAACTGTTTTTAAACCTCCTCAAATGACCATAGATTTATATTGGGTTTTTAATCCCCAATCTCATAAGGTTTAACTTATGTTTAGACTATATCTTAGACCAAACATTTTATTTGGTCCTGGGGTTTTCGTGTCGAGCTTATTGTTGGTATAACTCACTCATTAGTCGTTGAACGTTCTTGATTCATTCATTATGAAAAACCGAACCAAGTTCCGCTGCAAATTATATAATAAATAGGAGTATGCTTATTATATGTCCTTGCACTTTTCCCCATTTGCCTTTGAAACATTACTGCTTCAAGGAGCCCATTAATCACATAGTTTATTCTTTTTGAAAAGAGACAATCAAACGTATAACCAATATACTATAATACTGCCTCAGGAAAAGTAAGACCATTATAACGTGTACTTGCACGTAAAGAATTTAATCATTTGATATATTGAATACCCTTTAATCCTAGATTCTATTTATTTTTATTACATAGCGGTCTTTAAAAGGTTTTGTATAGCCTTTATCTAATTGTAATTTTTCATGTCTAATGAGAACATTAGCATAACTACCTATAGATTGGGCTGCTTTTCTTATTGAGTCATACTCACTTGTAACATTGGTTTCTAAATCAAGAACAGTTACTTTTATACCTTTTTTCTTAGCAAGCATATTTTTATTTAATTGAGTTAAATGCTCTTTTAATTTTGCTCTAGTAGCATCGTCATGTGGTATACCTAGTCTGGCTATTCTTTGTTTACTCTTTGTAGTAAGAGATGTTTTACGTCCAGTTAAAGCTAATACAATTTTAGCCTTGGTCTCTGCAGAATGTTTAGAACCCAACCGTGTTAGAAAAAAAAGTAAAAAAATTATATTTTTTTATTTTTTTTTTTTCTTACTGCTATTTTTAATATATTATATTCCGGGTTTAAAGAATCAATATAAAATTGTTCTCTTATTATTGTATCTTTAATGTCACAATATTCGATAATCTCTAAACTAAACTCAGAATACCCATATTTTAAAAGAGATTTACAAATAATACTACTTTTGGCTTGACTAATTATACAAGGGTAAGAAAAATAGTTAGAAAAACGCCGTCCTAGGTCTACTGCTGAACCAATGTAAAACTTTCCTGATTCTTTATGTGTTCATCTATAAATACCCGATTTTTTTCTATTGTTCTTAATAGCTATAACCTTATCTTTATCTGCATTAATATACAACACTAAAGGAGTTATATTTAAACAAATGTCATTTAAAATAGTATCTCCTTCAGGATAAATGCAATATATTATGATATAAACTAGATAAAGGATTCAGAAAATAACTTGATTACTATATAAGAAACTGCTATGTAATATTTTTTTAGAATCTATACGATTATGCTTTTTAAGAGTATCTATCCAGGTTAAATATTCAATTAAACGACGCCCAACTAAAGGATGTAGACCAGAAAATGAAAAGAAATTTATTACTTTTTGTATATCAGACTTAGAAGAGTATGCTTTATTTAGGCATGCTCACCCTTATGTACTGTCTTTTTTCGTCATATATAATTCTTTATTGTTAAATAATACAGCCTTGTGATGTTGTAATCTATTTTTAGCTGTAGCAGGGTGAATTCCTAAGAATTTTGCACAACTAGCAATAGAACTAAATGTCTTAATCAGTAATCCCTTTTTATCTTTAAGTTGAACCTCTATATTATTTCCCTCTCAATAGTATCTATTTAAAGATTTAATTCATATTCTTCCATCTTCTTTTATTTCAAAGTTAGAAGGTGCATTTAATAATTTATTAGTTTCAACATCCATAAGTTTTCTGTCAACAACCGTCTCTTTATCTGGATTAGTTGATAATCTTCTACTATTCATTTGATTATAAATAAGAGATATTAATTTAAGTCCTTGTTCTGTATAGTGATGCCCTAATTCTTTAAGCTTTAACACCATTTTTCAATCAATATAATCTAATTCCTTCTTACTATGCCAAGCCATAGAGTCCAAGAATGGGATAAGAACATTTTTTATGTAATCGGTGTAGGTAATACTTAAAAAGTAAGTATTTTTACCTTTCTGCTCGTAAATGTAAGCTACACTATTGTTCTCTTTGCTTACAGAACTATCAAGGCGTAAATTATTAAAGAAGATTTTTATTTCCTCCAATAAGGGTAAATCCCTAGCAGACTGACTAACATTAAACGATAATTTGTATTTTTCTGTTTTGAGAAGAAAAAATGAACCTTCACCTAGTTTTTTTTTAGTAATTTCTGAAAGAAATAACGTCAAAAAAACAAATCCCAACAATCAATAAGGAGTTATTCTGTAAACTCTAGATTCGGGATATTCATAATCGTATCTTAGGGTGTTCATATTGGTTAAAATATTATGGATTTCTTTCTTTACCTCCAAAGTTTTCTTATGAGTATTTGTATATAACTCAAAAGCTTTTTTAAAAGATAAGAAATTAAGATGTTTCGTGGAGTTTAAAGGATAAGTAGTAAAAATACCTATTATAACTAAAATCTCTTTTTGACTAGAAACTCTAAAATAAGCCATATTTTTATAACTTGTAACTTTTCCTATACCCAGCTTGGACTGAATAAAGAACAATAGTTGACAATCATCAACATGCAAACCAATCTGGAATCTAAATCCAAAATTTGCATCATCTTTATCATAAACATGAAATGAACCCTCAGCTGATTTTTTTTTCTTTTGCAGTGTTTAATGGTTAATTTAAGCAAAAGAAAAAAAAATAAAACAAACCCGCATAATCATTCATAAAAATATTTATCCTGATGATCTATTAAACAAGCTTCGCTACTACCGGAAAGGTTCGAAAAAGTACTATAAAGTCTTCCTAGCGAAACCTTCATACTTTTATTATACGGTAATCCTACGTTCATATTATTTACTCTATTTGTAAGATGACCTGTCTCAACTGTTGAACCAAAAAATACCATCTCAGTGTTTTTTGGTTTAATTGCATAGGTACAATAATGTTCCCTTTTAATAGCATTTAGTTTCCTTTGCTTTAATAGGTAAATTCTCTTAATATAATTGTAAGTTTCCTTGTTAGAACATAATCTTTTAAAGTCTTTTTTTACTCTTTTATATGTTAGAGGGTTTGCTTTGGTAAATTCAACTAAACCTGTATATTGGGGTAATTGGTTATATAGTCCTTTTTCTGTTTCAGCAAAGCAGCCCCAGTCAAAAGAAGACGCAAGGGCTATTTTTCTATTTGTAGCAAACACTAGTTTAAAAGCTTCAAATAAGTTAATGTGTATTCTCTGTTTTAACTGAAAACAACCGTCATTATTTGCTTTCACGAAAAATGAACCTTCGGACATTGCAAATCCCACGATTCAATTTCTAAAGAAAAGTAGTTTTGTATAATCCAAGGGTGTTTTTAATAATTCAAAAGAAGCAGGGATATTTTTAGGAATATTATCAAAAGTTCTTATATCATAATTTAAAATATGCATAGCTAAATTGAACTGATCTGCTCTAGTTTCAGTTAAAAAGAATATATTATGATATAAAAACAATGGAAACACAATCTCTTGTAAATCTGTTCTATTAATAACTAATTTACAAGTAGGACTTCTATTATCACGATAAATATTTAATTTTCCTACCTTTAGTACTGAATTTATGTACTCCAGGGTAGAAATATCTTCTAAATGTAATGATATAACAAGTTTCATAGCTATAAATCCTTTAGTTGTTTTGGTTATTTGGATATATCCGTCTCCATCAACTAGTCCGGCAAAAAAAGCCAAAAAAGATGAAGGAATATTAAGGTATTCTTGGTTTTCTAGTCTAGGTTTATTTATTCCCTTCTTTAAAGCATTTTTGTGTACAGTACCTATTACAGGTAAACTACTTAAATAGATAACTTCTAAAGAAATTTCTGTGATTTCTTTCAACTCAACTAAATCTGATCCAACCCAAGGGATGGCGCTCATAAGATTAGTAATACACTCTTAATAAGCTTAAAATATTTTGTTTTACTAATTTAACATTAGTAGCAAGATGAATAGTATATAACAGTTGAGCAGTTTATATACTAACATCTGCCCAGGGGAAATTCCCCATCAAATAAATATAATATCATATAAGTGCACCTATTCAGTATGTCATACTCAAATTCATTATTTTTATACTCTATTTACAAAAGGATACTAAATCCGGAATATATTACATACAAATACACATTTATTTTCACGAGATGTACCGTAGAAAGGCTAAAAATCCATATTGCCATTTTTTATCGACTGGTAATTTTTTCTAGTTATTCCAACTAACGTTGAAAAAAAAAAATAATATTTAAGGCCAAAAATTTTACAAAAATAAAATAATTTACCTTAATTAGCTAATTACACGCGATTTATTCATATTAGATTTGATAAGGATAATTTTTTCTATTCCTTCTTTAGTTAAATGAGCTTTAATTTTCATTAATTCAGCTACAGATTTTCAATCCTCAAAATCTTGAAATTTAACTCCGTGAATAGCATATTTAGTGAAAAAAGGTATAATAATATCATAAATATCTGAGAATTTATGAACATCGAAGTTAACTTCACCCCTGGCAGTTTCGGCCACTATTCCACAGTTAAAATAAGATGCTATACGCTCCATCAAAAGTTTATCCTTAGAATGTTGACAAATATTAAATCTTAATTTAGAACGAAAACCAGAACTATATTTAGAATCTTTTTCTGCGTAAACAAAAAAACAACCGTCACCAGCTGTGAAACCAGCTAACCAGTGAGGTCTAATATTTAGTACTTCAGGTAATTCCACTAAAGGTCTAGAAACTGGAGCAGTGTCAGGAAATTCCGCCATTAATTCTTCAGAAACTCCTTTATTAAGAGCAGCTTTTATATTTATGATTTTTTGTAGCCCTTCGCCAGTAAGATGTTGTTTTTTATCCATCAACATTACAATACGTTTAAAAAGCTCATAATCTGCTTTTTTTTGAGTTTGCAAAGGATATTTATCTAAATGTGTAAATATATTATTAACAAGACTATTTACACTTTCTACTCTATAAGAAACCACCTCACTACCTGATATTTTACCCACCCCGCCAAAAAAAGCTTGCAGAGCTTTTAAAAGATCAATATCTTTTTTATGAAGAGTAATTTTAAATACAGAGTTAGTACATCAGCGATTTTTATAGTAAACTACAGTAGTAAATGAACCTTCTGCATCTATAAACCCAGAAACAAAATCAGGGTTTAACTCCACTAATGTCGAATTATTGTTACCAGTAGAATAATTTCGAATAAAAAGGGGTTTAAGATTTTTAGATTTAGTTCAAGTTAAAGTGTTATATGCCTTTTTAGTATATTTGTAAGGTTCGATACTTGTATTAGCCATATTCAGTATATAGCTGTTTGCCCCCCACATGTAAAATGTGGGAGGGCTAAAAAGTATTAGAGTTAATCTTATAATGATGATGACTTGTCCTACTCAAGGAATAGCACTCATAAGATTAGTAATACAAAATTCACAATAAGATGGTTGCTTTAACTAATTTTTAATAGCCTCGGCTTATAAAATTTCGACGCCGTAAGGCTAGAAATTTTATAAGTCCAACCTACGGTTGGAAGGCTGAGGCTGCGGATTGTTTTTTTTTGACGTAATTTCTTTCAGAAATTACTAAAAAAAACTAGGAGAAAAATTGGATTTAGAGTAGGCTTTTATTCTTTTTATTTGTTTAGCGACTACTAAACCTTGTTTATTTTTTATAGGTTTACCATCATTTAAACGAGCAGTTATAGTATTATTACTTACATGAAGAAATTTAGCACATGAAATTCCATTAGTAAAATAATTAAAAGAATTATTAAAAAAATAAGCTTTTATAATATAAGTAGATCTAATGTATTTTTTTTCCGAAATTATAATTGCTCTACCCTCAGAATCAATATGTATTAAAGGTTCTGCTTTAATTAAAAGGTCTAATTCTGATGTAACGCTTTCATCCAATATGAGAGGGTTTAAGTTTGTAGATAATCTGTTATCATTCATACAATCTCCCAGTTTTATTATTAACTCTTTACCTTTTTCAGTTAAATGTTTACCCTCTAATATTAAAATAGCTATTGTTTTAAAATCTGAATAATCTTTAAATTTTGTAGTTCTAAATTCAACACTATCTAAGTAAGGAATTAATATATTATGAATAAAATCAATTTGGTATATTTCTAATATAGAAATAGGTCTAAAATAACTTTTTACTTTTTTATCGGAAATATTTATTAGTTTAGTAGTACTACCTAACATATAAGAGTGTTCGTCTAATAAACTTAAAAGAAATTCACGTATTTTTTCTAAAACTTGTCTATTTACTGAAGTAGTGACCAGTGAAACACGAACAGTCATATCTTTTTTATTTAAGTAAAATGACCCATCTCCTTCTAAAAACCCTACCAAATAATTACCTGTAATTCTTATATTATGATTTGCAGGTAAAACAAAATTAACTCTATTAGAATTCATATTTTGTTTCAATTCAAGAATATTAGAGTAAATTTGCAGTACACCTTCTTCATTAGATTTTCGATTTTTAAATAAGAAAAATGCTTGTTTAAAATCTAAATAATCCAAGTATTTACTTGTATTTAGTGGAAATTTTTCAAACAAAGGTATTAATATTGTTTCAATATCACTTAATTGAGATATTGTAAATACTAAAGTGTTTCTCTCAGTATTTAATCTACCGCAAGCTAAAACATCTTTTATGTCTTCTAATATTTTTCTATCGTCTAGGTGTAAAGCTATTCTAAATACAAATTCAAAACCTCCTACTTCTCCTTTTTCATTTTTTCTTGTCCTTATTAAAAAATTAGATTCCGCTTCACAAAGGCCTATAAATCATTCTATAAAATTACTATCTATAGGTAATTTAGGTAATACTTTATGGACATCTGTTGATAAATCACTAACCTTATCGTTTTTATTCTCACCCTTTTCCCCTTTATAGGGAAGATGAGTATAAAAACATATTTGATAACAATCTAATAAAAAAGATGCGATTAAAAAAGTAATACATAAACCTTTGTAATTTGCAACCCAGTATCTATTAAAAAATGGGAAGATACTGATAAATTTATCTAAAGGTGGAGGCGCGACTCTCCTATCGCTAACTCTCGTTAGCGGATCGGACTATATCTTCATCTTTTTAACTATATAATTACTTTTATAAAACGTATTTAAATGCTTTTACTTTTATTAAAAAAATGTACCACGTGTAGTCTCTGAAGAACCAAAAGTTGAATTCGTTATATACAGCTGCGCTATATTTAACATAGGTTCCTGCTGATTGTCTTTTAAGAGTTTCCAGCAATTAGTGGTATTTTACAACAGCTATTACTTCGCCTGTTTAACTGTTGCACCTCATAAGGACATCTGCCCATCACGGTTTGACTACTTTCTTGCTTAAGAGGTATGAGTATAGTCTAATCCGCAAAACCATAATCAATATAATACATATATCAGGGTACTAAGGATCTCTCTCACTACACGAGTTCGTGTAATTCATATCCGTTTACTATCACCCAGTTCAAGTATTTTCTCCGATTCTAGTGATATCCAGCTAATTACCTACTATATCATTCTCATATTATGCCTCAAAGTACGCAAATAGCTAGTAGTATAACGCCCCTTTTCAGTTTATTACATATCCCAGCGTCCCTGGGGGGCTATTAGAGTACACCTTATACCTAACCACTATGTATAGTTATTCCTCGTATTTCATCAGTATTTATTGATACGGTGATTAGGCAAGAAACCATCTACTCGTTGCACTTTTATCTGTTTATACAGAATTTAGCTCCGGATTGCCCATTCGTCTATTAAACAATACTTCAAGATATTACCGTACCCCTAGTCATTAATAGGGCCACCAGCTGTCTATTGCTTCCATTTTGGCTTGGTTTTGAAGTCTTTAGGGTTTCCCCGATGAATTTGGCTTCTATCCCCCTCAAATCCCCTTGCTAAAGGGGGCTAACAGGGTAAAACATACATACTTACTTATTGTAAGTAAGGATGTGTAAATCTTGTTATCAAGTGTCAAATTAAACAGAAGATTCAAATGTAAATCTTTGTTTGTACAACTTTCCTGTATCTATTTTTTTAGATATTACCGAAGAAATATTTATATTACCCATAGCTAATGCTGCCTGAGTATAAGAAGAAAAAGGAGAACCTTTTACTAATTTATCCATATCGTATACGTTTACACCAAACCCTATATTACCTTTTTTTGAAACTTTAGCTATATCTGAGTAAGCTTTATAAGATAAACCTGAAGCTAAATCATATATAGGTGGAGAGTCAAAAATTTTACAAATTACATCTAAGTTTAGGGTTTTACCTGCTTCAATATTAGTAGAATAACGTTTATTATTCATACACTTGCTTATTTCTATTAAACATTTCTTACCTTCAGATTTAGTAGTATAACCTAAAGCTTTAAGTTTTACTGCTACCTCTCAATATTTAAAATCTACAGCCTTTCTTGATTTGAACTCCAAAGATTTAAAAAAAGGTAATATATAATTATAGAGTTGCAGTATATTACTAACACTTAAAGAGGCCATCCCTGTAACTAGATCGGGCTCGTGTACACCTGCCGTAGGTTTAGTGTTTAATTTGTCCGTTTGGGGCCCTATTTCAGGATTATATGGTAAACTATTCAAAAATTCCGCTATTTCATATAAAAAGTGTATATTTTTAGAATGTTGTTTAATTCCAAAATAAGGAATCATATTTGGTAAACAGAAAGTTCCATCTCCTTCTACAAAACCTAAAAGTCTATCAGAAGTTAAGCTACGCTTAGGTAGGTTATTATTATTAAAATGTTTTCTAAGAGAATTCATACTTGATTTTAAACCTAAGATTTTTTCTAACTCTACCTGATTTAATTTTCTTTTTTCTAAATAAGAGACTTTTTTTATTTCAGCCGCAGATTTAAAATCTTGAAAATCTAAATATTTTGAAGTAGTAAAATAATATTTTGAAAAAATAGGAATAAGGATCTCTTGAATATCTTTAAAATTAGCCAACGTAAAGTACGATTCATGTTTATCTTTAGAATCTACAATAACTCCTACATTCCGACCAACTAATTCACCTAATAAATTTTTAATATAAACTAAACTTTCCTTATCATCTCAATGTAACTTTATTCTAAAGGATAAAGCCCCCGTAGAAGAAATAAAAAACATAGACTCTGCTTCTGAAAACCCACATAACCATTCTAAATCTTTTACTTTTTTCTTTAATACTTCTTCTGGTAACGAATTAAACACCAATGTTGAAGATAGATGGTAAAGTTGCATATTTTCATGATAACCTTCAGGTAACACATTCAAACTTATTTATTATTAATATATTAACAATAAGCTAAAATAACTTTGAATTCGTATATTTTATTAGTTAAACACATCTAACTAAAAGTTTCGCCTGTACATTAAGCAGCATTTCAGCCACCCATCAGTGACCCAGTCTGTAGCGGCCATTTATATAGCCGACGGTCTTAAAGTTTATTAATCTTTTTTAACCGTATTCACTAATATCGCCAAATAATATTAAATATTATTCTATAACCCCGTCGGGCTATACCACTTTAATCTTTTTTTTTTTATAAAAATTGCAAAAAGATTTTTACTCATGGGACTATGATTTATATAAGAATATAAATATAAAATTTAAAATGTAATTTTTAAAGTATAGAAAAATTTTTTAACGAAAAATACCTATTTATTACGAGACATATCTTCTACTATTCATTGTCTTTTTACCAATTTCTTTTCTGTCTGTAATGCTCTCCTAATGGTTTTTTCATTACAGTTAATAGCTTTAGCTGCCTCTAAAATAGTAGAATATTGACCGTAAATAGTTCTATCTAAGTTGTACAACACAACAGGTCTTGTGTTAACTATACACTTTTTCTTAGTTTCATCTAACATAGGAGGTCTAAGTAAAGCTTTTTCTCTAATTCTTTCTATTGTTTCATGAGACAAATTTTTACCTTTATTTAATTTACCTATTTGTTCCCTAAATTTTTCTTTGAATAATTCATTATTCAAAGAAAAATTAATCGCATCACTATAAATATCTTTCATCTTTTGACGATCAATTTCAGTGTGTTTATATCCGTAACTAGAACCTGCTTCTGTTAAAATATTGTAATTAGGCACTAATAATTTTAAGTATTTATCTTCTAAATGTAACAATTCATGGTTATTTTCTTTGGTAACCATATCAGGATATAAATCTAATACAACAAAAGCAAAATTTTTCAAATCATACTTTTTAATGGCTAATTTAACTATTTTGCTACCCCTAAAATAAATAACATGGTTGCAGAATCTAGCATAAAATCTACCAGTTGAGGCAGAACCTATATAATAATCTTTAGTTGTTTTATTAATTATCATATATACACCACTTAAACCTCTTGTATCATTTAATATTTGTTTTCTAGTTTCTTCTAAATTTAAATTTTCATAGCAATACACAAGGTTTAAACCTAACTCATTAATAATTGTTTTTAGTCTTTCAGACATTATAATACTATTTGAAGAACTACTTGTAGAATATCCTCTTTTTACTGTACAATTTTTTTTTTGAAAAAAAAATTGTCTTTTACTATTTACTTTAAAATTCATAACATTCTTTTTATTAAAATTTACACTTTCTTTATTACTTATATCAAACCATTTTGGGCTATGTTGGTAACCCAGGAAAGCAATAGCCATCATTAATATAAAGATAACAGTACCAATAGTTCATACTAGAGTTCTTGGAGCTCTATATGATCCATAATACATACCTCTTCCTATGTGCAAGTAAACTATGAAGAAAAACGCTGAAGCTGTATTACTGTGTAAGTAACGGATTAATCATCCATTATTTACATCACGCATAATCTAATTTTAAAGATGAATCCTTTATCAATAACTAATCCCTAGACGCTCTATCTATGGGCTTAGATGAAAAAATAATATTATTTTTATATAACCTACCTGTATCTATATAACGATTACATGTATTACTACTAGGATTTAATACTAACACATATTTTACGCCGCCTCAATGGTAAAATACCTTTTTACCACTAAAAGTTAAAAGAGAGTTAAAAATTAAGCAAATTTTTTAGTAATTACATAACGTCCTAAAAAAGGTTTATTGCTTTTTAGATAAGTTCTTATCGTTTTTTCATTACAATTTAAATTTTTAGCTGCTGAACGAGCAGAAGCATATTCAACTTTACTACCATTTTCCATATCAAAAACCTCAATATGTAATGCACGTTTAGAATTTATTTTAAAAATATGCTCTCTTATTTTTACTAAGTGTTCTGGACTCATATCTTTTGTTCCTCTCATTTTTAACTTAGCTTCCTCAGTGTGTAAATAACCTAAAGAAGAACCGGCTATACGTAAAATGTTGTATTCTGGTTTTAATAAATCTAAGTAATATTGTTCCCTAACTAGCACATCATCCTTATTACAATACTCCAATATCTCAAAGCTAAACCCAGCATATCCATATTTAACCAAAGATTTACATATTATGCTATGTTTTGATTGAACAGTTATGTGGGCTAAACTAAAATATCTGTAAAGACGTGCAGATAAATTGACGCTACTACCTATGTAGCTTTTACCATTTTTATGGTTTATTCTTATTTTTTTTTATTATTTATTTTATAAATAACTAAAAAAAAAAATTAGATATATACCTGATTTACCTTTAATTTCTTTAATAATTTGTAATTTAGATGTGTCTGCGTTAGAATAGCTTACTATAGGAGTAATGGCAAGATTTATATAAATATTATTTTGCATAACCATAGAAGTGTAAGATTAGATAATTACCTAGTTACGTATTGTACTACTGTGCAGAACTGTATGAAACAAAAGGAGAACCTTCAACCATACCCTTATTTGTGTATATATATACAATTTTAGGGTTATCAGATCTATTTTGTATACTAAATTTCCGAACATTATCTGAGTGGGGTATATTAGATTTAACATCAAAGGGTGGATCTTTTTCAAAAATGGTTTGAGATCTTTTAAAAATGTTATCAATAATTTCAGATATATTTTTAGTAGTATTTGTACTGTATCTTTTATTAAGAATGTCAGATATATCTAAAAACAGGCAGGGTTTTACCTTCAGGTAAATAGTAATAACCTTTTATTTTCAAACTCTTCATAAATTAAAATCTATAGCCTTTCGTGAATACATTTTAGAGGTATCCAATAAAGGTAAAAGGTAATAATAAAGAGAATCTACACTATTTACAACTAAAGATACTACATCTGTTCTAACATTCGTTGTACTTATTACATTCAAAGGTAATATTTTACTGTTTTGTAAAACATTATTAGATAGTCCAGTTAAAAAGGTCGTTATAGCATTTAAACTTTCTTGACTTGTATTTTTTTGGAGAAACTTGAAAATATAAAGCCGATCCTGTCTTAATACCAAAAGTCCCTTCACCTTCTATAAATCCTATGAATCAATTAGGGTTTATTATAATTTGAGATTTTGTAGTGTTATATGTAAATATTTCTCTTTTAGTGTTCATAGTATTTTTAAGGGATACTATTTTGCTCATATCAGTATTAGATAAATTTTTTTTATCTTTAATAAAGACCGCTTGAGAAAAATTTTCAAAGTCTAATCTTTTACTAGTATGCAAAGGAAATGCATTAAAGATAGGGCATATGACATTTTTAATTTCTTCCTTATTTTGTATAACATAAGAACAACTGTTTCTACTACATTCTACTGTAACAGTACCTACATTTAAATTAGATTTTATTGTATTAAGAACTTCTACATCATCCATGTGCAAAGATATTTTAAATCTAAATCTTACATACTGACGATCTATCGATATTAAAAAGTAGGATTATTTATAACTAAATGAAACAAAGGAGTTAAGATGGGACTATCCTCCTAGTTTGTAATACATGCTGGGTATAAAATAGGGTTTAACTAACTTTTCTACTTTATATAATGAATTTCGAGATATATATATTCTATATCCATGTTTATTACTAGCTTTATGAAGAGTACATTTAAAATCATAACGTATGATTAATACATTCATTAATCGTACTGTATCTTGAATAGTATAAGAGTCAGTACAAATATAAATACCTTTACTTTTAAATCCACCATCTCCCATGATAAGATGAGCTAGAGCAACTGGAGTTAAAATATTATAGATATCTTCTGGTACTATTTTAATGTTATTTATATAGAATAATGGGTATAATTCAGTGAAACATGGCAAACCTCGAGTAAAAAATCCTAAATTATAAGATACTTTTCCTGATCTTTTACTTTCTGCGTAATAAGGGTAACTACTACAATAATGAGATAATTCATTAAAAACATATCATACATAAGATGCATTATTTATAGTTTGTTTAAACCCTAATCGTGCATTTTTATGTGTTTTACTCGCAAAGGTTAACCAACCATCTGATAATAATAATCCTATTACAATACTCTTATTATAATTCGGTAATTTTATAATAGAACTAACTAACTTTGTATATTTACCAGTACCTACTTGAGACCTTAAATTTGTACCTCAAACTACTAAACTTAATTCGTTGTTAGTACTTGATATATTAGTGCTATATCTTCTTCGGCTAGTTGCATCCGTGAATCCTGAAAATCAATATAAGAACTCGCTGGAAACATTTTTCAAAAAGTTGTCTTCAGTACGTACATTAGAATTTTTATTACAGTTAGTAGATAAGTGACAAAATCCCATTTTATTTTTATGACCCGATACGTAACTAGGCAATAATATTATACCATTAAATATGTATAATGGATTAATCTTTAACTATTGATCTTTCAACCAATATAGGGCTATATCACCATATAATAAATATGTCAACCGTATAGCCTCTGAGGATTTTACTCGTAATTGAATTACTTTGGTTTCCTGCTGATTATCCATATACATCTTAAAGATTTTAATTAACTTCGTAAGCGAAGTTTAATCTTTTAAGCTTTAGGAACTTCCAGCATATAGGTTGATTTAAAGAGCACATTACGCTATGCTCTACACTGTTAAATGCTTCTAATACACTAGGATTGTAATGCCATTATCTAGTATAATAAAGTATATTTATCTATTGTTTCTATTTTAAATCAGATAACTCTTTTATTAATTTTTCTAACTCTATGTCTCTTTGCTCTGTTCTTACCTGATCGTTTAAAAGACAAACTATTTTAAATCAAAGTGAACACTGTAAAGCTTTATGACCGGCTAAAGGATAATTCTTAAAGTGAGGAATTAATGTATTACTGATTGGATCTTTAGTACGTAATCTGTATCTGCTTATACGACTAGTGTCAGTATAAACCTTACCTGTTTTAAAATAAGAAGCTATTAAATTTAATATGTGTAAATCTTGTGTTCTCTGACTTATTTCAAACACAAGAGAATAATCCTTAACTGTTTTACCTGCAGAATTTACACGAGTTTTTGTAAAATATGTAAAACAACCTTCACCTAGTTTTTTTTTAGTAATTTCTGAAAGAAATAACGTCAAAAAAAACAATGCAAACCCAGAGATTCAGTAAGGATTTAAGACTTGTTCTATGTTTGAGGCACTTAAGTTAAGAGAAGTTTCAAACTCTACACTAGGTAAAGGACCTATTTCTGCTAATTTATCTAAAAGTGGTTGAGACAGGGGTTTGTTCAATTTATTGATTAAAGAACATAATTTTAAAAATCCAGGAATGTTAGTATGAACTCTGTTATTAATAAAATTAAGTATTTCACAGAAATATGTAAAATTTAGGGCTTTAGTTGTCTGTAAAGGGTAATTATTAAAGTGAGCAATAATAACATTAAGCTCTGATCTAGATCTGACTCTAAATCGTGCATCATTCCCCACTATTAAAACTGAACCTACAGAAAAAAAACCTCTAATTGAGTTTAATAATTCTAAATCTCTCACGTGTAAAGTAATAATAAAACAAGGTTCTACAGTCCAACCTATAGCAGCAGTTTTTGATTTAAATATAGACATTGCAAATGAACCTTCTGCTGATTTTTTTTTTCTTTTGCAGTGTTTAATGGTTAATTTAAGCAAAAGAAAAAAAAAATAATACAAAACCAGTGACTCATCAGGGATTTAAGTAATTACACATATCTTTATTTTTAGTACTATAAAATCTAATTTGTTTTTCTCTATTTACCTTTTTAATAAACGAGCGGTTTCTAGAACGATAGTTTGATAACTTAGAGTTATAATTACCAGATATAAATAAAAAAGTTAACATCATAGCAATAAAAATAATAAATAAATAACATACCTTTTATTTTTCAATAAAAAAGGACGGACTATATCTTCACATATTATTTATATAATATTTGTCTTACGCATAGTCTCTGAGGATCTTGTTAATGTTAAAAGATCTACAAGTTTCCTGCTGATTGCCCTAAGTTTAATATTCAGGGTGTTCCAGCATACAGTAAGATTTTATAGCAACCCATTAATCGCTAAGGTTACTCCAGTCAGTATCTGGATAATTAAAGAAAAAGCTAACAAAGAACCAAAATTTCACATGTAACTTAAGTTAATAGGTTGCGGTGAATCCACTAAGAAATCGTTCCCTAATCTAAAAATCGGATGACTTTTTAAAAATCTCATTTATTTGTATAGTTGTTTTAATTATTTTTTAATTTAATATAATATGTTAACAGTAAAACTACTTTTAGTAAGATTTTACTTATCCATTGTAAAGCGTAAAAAATTTTTTTATAAATATCTTGTTTTTATTTTAATGAATGTAATGTGTAAGCCCACATACACGTGTACCCACACTTTAGATTTGGAGGTTTATATAACTTCACCCCCCTTATACCACGGATCGCACCTCCAGCCTCTGCGGTTCAGAATCTTCCTCTGGGGTTTTTATTGGGGCCCTTTCCCCATCGGATGTTGGGTAGATCCGAATACTATTTTCTAGTAGGCTTCCTTACCGTCTCAATATGCTTAGGTTATCACATCTGATAGCTCTTTAAAGATAGCAGTAAGAAAAAAAAAATAAAAAAATAGAATTTTTTTTTACTTTTTTTTTTTCTAATCACACCAAGATCGAGAGGTGATACAAATGATATATGAAGTCTATTAAGATTCTTCTTCTACCAACATTGGATATTTCCAAAAACACAATAGTTGATGATATAATTCGGTATAATTCATTTATAATAGTCCCTACAAAGGTCTAGACTCTAGTGCTAAATAAGTGTTTAGCTATAAAGTACCTATATGGATAAATCGCAGCTGTACCCTGCTAATCTACTCCACGTAATCTTCTATGCCTTTTAATGCCGGCTTACTTTTTTTAACATAGACTGCTTTTAATCCGGTCTATATTACCTGCTTGGTTACTTAGCTCTGAGACTTCCACTCGCTCTGTCAAATTAGAAACTTAGTTACTACCACGGTATGTTATCTTTATCACCTTTCTTTCACGTTCCGGCTAACTTATTAATACACATGCCGTATAATATACGCAGTACGGTTGCATTTCATATTAAACTGGCTGAACTAGACTTACATTTTTTACTATTGTAGTATCCAATTAGATTTACGAAGAGTAGTTTTTGAGTAAAGCCCATTTAATTCTAAGTCTAGGGTGTTTTCGTAGGACTTAAGGTAACCACGGGTAAGAACCCGGGTATATTTAAGAATATTAGATAAGATCAAAAGGAGCAACTAGCAAAGTGCAGTTATGCTATATTAGTAGGGTGAAAATACCTTACTATTTTATAATATAGGCACTATTCTTATTGTAGCTGCTGTCTTTTTTTTTGTATAATGCACTTTTGGTCTTCCGAGTTCTATACTGTGGGACTTGTATGGCATAACCTGCGTCGGGTGGATCTTATTGACTCATATAATCTATTCCCAGAAAAAGTAGGAGGATAAATTAAAAGTGTTTTGTTCTTCCTTTCTACATTTCTGGTCAACTGCTGTTGAGAACCACCAATTCAGTTTGTTACATGACGGACGAAGGGTCTCGGGTCTCGATGTTATGCTTCTCGAAATGAAAAAGCAGCCGTGTGAGTAGTCTGGGGAATCATATGTAATTCACAGGAAAAAAAAACAAAACATAGCGGAGCTATGCATCAAAGGACTAGGTGGAACAACAAAGATATAACCGTTTACCGGGATGATCCTCAGTAATCTATGTAAACAAATAAGAATAATTATACTTGTTAAAGGTAGTAAAAAAAAGAAATGATTCAAACACTTAACCAATAGCCTCTAAACCAGATGCTATCCCAATGAAGGTAATATATTTTTTGTTTTTTGTTTTCTGTTTTTATATGGCTTTAGTTAACTTACGTTTACTCTTCTCCATAATTGCTTTTTACAAAAAAAAAAGTAATTGCAATTTTCCAGCTTAAACTTAAAAGATCTATAGACTGGGATTTGTCTATACTATTTGGTAATGGCATTACCTTTCATAACAAGTTAATTGTAAAATAATAATTGTTTTATAAAAATTTATCCAGAGTTGAGTTCTTAGATAAGTTTTATCTTACTATTGTTCTCGTAACCAAGAAAGGAATTTCTCGATAGATACAGATTCTACAATAATGGGCATAAAACTGTGTAAGATCATCGTTAACTGATATTATAAAAAATAATATCAGTAAGCTTTTTAACTACACAAATGTAGTTATTAACCATCAGATGTACGTTTAGTATTAGTGGGTGTACTAGAACCATAATTAGCCATAGAACAATCACTAAGTCTACGTTTAGTAGTAGTAGATGTACCAGACATAGAATAATCACCGTTTACTAGTTTTTTTTGTAATACATTGTGCATTCTAATTTCACTAGATAAATTGGTTTCAGAATCCTTTACTGCAGACACAGCTTCAATATATTCCCTCTGTCATTCCTCTGCTTTACCGTGGGTTACATACTCAGATTGTTTAGATATAACTTCATTATAGTCCTGTTTAGCTCCTTCAAGTTGTTCCCCAAAGTATTGTACTTTATCTTGTACTTTACTAATTCTATGCTCTAATTTTGAACGGTCATTTGTAATTGAAGCATCACCTCCACTAGAACTACCTAAACCAGTAGTACTGTGATCTGCAGTACTACCCGGTACTGCAGTACCGGGAATAGAACTAGAACCGGCACTATAATTACCAATATCTGAAGAATTAGGAGCTTGCATAGAACTATTATACCCAGCTGCATTACTACCAACAGGTAAAGAACCACTTCCAGCTGTATTGTTAGAAACTCCCATAGGACCACCACAATAAGACATTAGGAAAGTATTTTCTTTAAGACATTCATTAATTACAAAGCGAATAGCACCTAAAGAGCAAAAATAACTCAAGCTAGCTATTCAGTTATCTAAATCAGTAAAAACGTCATGTTCTAAATAATGCAAGAGAATCAGTCTTATTCCGTAGCCCATGGCAGCAGTAATAATACTACTAACTAAACCAATAATAAATTTTCTATTAATAGTAAATATACCACTTTGCAATGGCATAGAAGAAAAAACGTGAGGTTTAGATAAATAATGGCATTTAGATTGTGATATGACACAAGAGTTATTTACCCTTTTAACTATATTAAATATATACACCATTATTGCTCCTGTAATCACAAAAGGAATTTCTCAATAGATACAGATTCTACAACAATGGGCATAGAACTGTGCAAAATTCCACAAATTTCGCTACATTGCAAGATTTTTACGATATTTTAATGTAATTAATCAATTTTATTTATTAATAATTATGAATTAGACAGATAAGCACTTTAATTAATATTCTGGGTGAAAAGACATTTGTATATAAATAGAATATAAAGAAGATTATACACATTTTATAAAGTAGTATTTACCTTTACATAACCTACTCCTACCGGAGTGGGTTGTACTAAAGGAAGAAGGGGAAATACCCAAACTTTTAGCTGCAGCCCTTAAGCTACTGTAGGTATCCAATAGATTTCTATTTATATCCAAAACTTGGATTTTATAGAAACGCTCACTAACTGAGCCCTCTTTTTCTATCAATAGTACAGGTCCTATTCTACTCTCCAATAAATCCCCTGACTTTAGATAAAGACTTATTTTTATTACGATTAACATGTAAATATTCCACTACTTTTACTATAGAATTAAATTCTCCAATTACTTTTTGATTAGAGTCTTTTACAATTACAGCTCTACCGTTAAATTAATTTATAGCTATTCTTCTTTCGCTTTCTGGTATTTCCTTCGCTCAAGCTTCAGCAGCTTTAGCTCTAATTGCTTTTCATTGGTCTTCCGAAAGCGTAATATCTAAGTTTAGATGAGCATCACTCATTTTTTTTTCTGGTTTCATCAGACAATATACTATTTTCTCTCGTACCTGCTTTTGGAGCAACATTTAATGAAAAACCGAAAGTATCTAAAAAAAAATTGTTCAGTAATTAAGAGATCTAATTGCATTAGTGCAGTTAAAACCCCCTTTTCTTCTTCAGAAAGGTTAAATCCGGTAAACATGCCAAGATAGTTTTTATTACTAATAAACAGCAAAAAGATAAACTATCTAAGCCATATTTATTCATATAATTATAAAATTTAGGGTTAGCTTCAGAATATCTTTAATTAGAATCCGAATTCTGTTTTAAATTAAACAAATGACGATTATATCTAGTTCGCATATTCAAAGACGACCCTATATAATAAGATAAACCATCTTTACTTATAAAACAGTATATACCGGGTAAATTACAATTTTCCGGAATATGAAAATAATCTTTCATTTCTTTATTAGGAACTAAACCATATAAAGTTACAATTACATCTGAATAAGACAAAACCATTCTAGAATAAACCAAAGATTCTGGGCGTTTAATTACAGAGTAATCTGGTAAATTGTCATACTCCGTTTTTACTTTTTCACTAAGTTTATTTATATAATCATTAGTACTATAGCTTCTATTATGACAATAACCTCTATAAGAAAACGGAGAACCTTCTCTTTGGGGGTTTTTATTTAACATTTAAAATTAAACATTGCAAATTTTTTTTATGATTTTTAATGTTAAATTTTTTTACTTAAAATAATATCCTTTATAGGGTTCACCATTTTTTAATTTAATAGTTAAATACTTCCTATCTAATTTAATACCAATAGACTCAAAATATTTAATTGTATCTGTAATAGTTTCAAACTCTTTTTCAAAATAAGGACCTTTTACTAATACAGGTCTATTTTTTTTTTATTAACCAGGAATATCAACTAATTCTTGTTTTCATAATTTTTTGTATTCATCTATAATTAATCCTACTTCTTCAAAATTATCAGGTTTAGTACTATCAGAATATTTACATAAAAAATGGTGGAACTCTTTTTCAATTTTTATATATTTAGAAAGAGTTTCTCTTTTTATAATTAACCTTAGATCTCTTAAGTAGTTAATACATGTAGTTATAGACTCAAATTTAAGAGTTTGGCCTCAAGTATCTACAAATTTATTCCCATCTTTAATTTCTAAGATAACGGAAATATTTCTTCGTGTACCTCATGTATACGTAATTTGTCTTTCTTTTTGCATTATTTCAAGTAATTCTAGAACAGACATATTACTTTTAACCGCAGTAGATATTAAACCACTTAATAATAAAAATCTATTAAGATAAGGAAGATTTGAATCTAAAAATTTTTTACATGTTTCTGGGTGAACTTTTAATCTTCTTTTTAACTCAATTCTTGAGCAAGCATGATAATAAAGAGTACTACAAGTTAAATCATAAACATAAACACTTTCACCTTTTGAAGACCCTGCATTAATTACTCTTAAAGTATTTAGATCAAATTCTTTACTTAATAAATGATATTGTTCTAAAATTAACGCATTTTTAACATTAAATTTATTATTATCTAACTTAAAGATAATTAATTTAAAAGCACCTAATCCTTTTTGAGTTAGCAATGGTAAGAATTTACCCGTTAAAGAAAAAAAATCTCCCTTAAAGTAATAATCCATTCTACGTCTTAACAAATTAGAAGAACCAACATATTTTTGACCTGTTGTCTTGTGGATAAACATATACACACCCGAATGTCCTTTATAGCTAGAATTACCTGTTAACTTTGAAAAAAGTTTATAATCTTCTTTTGCTACAGGGGAACTAGATAAATATAAGTTAAATCCTACACCTTCAACTTTTAATAAATCTTTTAATTTAGAATCAGTAACAGCGATAGCTTGATTTAACAATATATTATTAATTACTGAAGCAGTTGTAGGATTCCCACTATTAATATGTTCTAACGCTAAGAATTCTGGATTAAATTCTTCAGATTGTTTAGTAGCAGTAGTATTATAAGTTCTTTTAAAAATTAATATACTTATACTTGAATCTAATAAAAGATAATTATTAATTAACTTATGCATTATAATACTATAATAAACAACTTTAAGATTGAAAATGTTATAATAAAAATATAAAATACAATTAATTATAATAACTTAAAAATTATACACATTAAAATGAAAATTTAGCAAACGATCGTAAAAATTTATCCCTAAACAAACTAACAAATATGTATGTTTAATTAACAAAAAATATAATAATTATACTTTCCTGCACCTTTTCAGGAGGGGTTTGACTATATCTTAAGCATTATAATGGTAATAATACCAACTACCGTCTAGTCTATGAACTGCATACCTAATAAAAAAAAAAAATAAAAAAATACTAGGTACTTGGCTGCGGATTACCCATTAAATTATCTCTCATGATTTCACCATACCGCGAGTCATTACCTGCGCCATAAAATGTATTACTACTCTTACTTGGTTATGAAAGCTTTAGGGCGTTCCCGACAATTTGATAGTTTAGAACTCAAGGTTCACTAAAGTTTAGGCCATAAGACCATAAAATGTTCCTAATCTGTTAATAAGAACAGAGAATTGGTTTAATCTACCCGGGTATGCATCACACTTTACTCCTAATGCTGGAATCGCAAATGAATGGATAACCGATAGTTTACTTTTCCATGATCTAAATATTTTATTATTATAACACTTTGTTGGAACTCGAACTCTATTATTTATAGGCTAGTAATCACCAAATGTTTATAGTTTGGTAATATTTAGGTTGTATCAGTATAGTAAGTGTAACCTAAATAAGATTCGTTGGTATTTAAACAACTAGCTATCTTATTACGGTTAGCCTTAATATCTATTCTATCAAAGTATTTAACTAATGATGTTATGCTAGGAAAATTGTGTGTTACTCCTGTAACATCTTGTTTAATATAGATTGATTTACTGTTTTTCAAAGAAAAATATTTTTTTAGCCCCGGCGTCGTCGTTCTTTCAAAACGAAGACTGGGTAAAAAAAAAAAAAGAACTGTTGCACATTTCTTTTTTTTTTAAGCGAAGCCGAAATAAAGATCTTTTGTCCGAAATAAAATTAGATAACTCTTCTAAAGATAAACCAGCTTTTTTTGCATCTGATTTTAGTTGATCTGTAATTATGAAATAATCTAGATAAAGTAATCCGGTTTTTATACATTTTGTAACAGTAGAATGATGAATACCTAAATGAGCTTTCAATCCATTTAAAGAAGTTGCAGTGTAATATGAAATCTTACCCTCAAAATCATATAGATAAACAGTATTTCCTTGATTAACTCTAAAATTAACAACTCTTTGAGTATTTAAGTTAAAATTACTATCTAATAAGTGATATTGCTCCAAAAACAAAAAGTTATAATCTGAGCTTAATTCCTCCGGCATAACATATATTTCCAGATTAAAAGCAGTTACTTACCCCTTCTTTTTTAATCAAAGGAAGTAATAAACCATATTCCTTATAAAATAAAGGATTAGGGTTAAAATATTGTTCTAATCTTCTTGAAATACTATTACTTGACCCCACATATTTTCTACCTGTAGCTAAGTGTGTAAAAATATATATACCGGATTTAGGTCTTCTGCTTTTAGGTTTACCTACCAAACCAAATAAAGCTGGTAATGTTTGACTATTGAAGGGTAAGTCAAAAGTTACACCCTTAATAGTTAACAAAACATTCAGTTCCTTTTGTGTAATAGAAACACCTTGATTAGATAGTACTTTATTAATCACTTCACTTGTGATACGATTGTGGTTATTTTCCGAATAAAACCTACAACCATAGATACTGGGTAGAGTTCTTGTTCTTCTAAAAAGAATACTGTATTTAAGCACAGAAACTAGATTACGTGGTCCAGGGTATCCAGAATATTTATTTACCACTAGTAAAGTAAAAGAACACTTAACCGAGAGCTTACTTTACCATGATCTAATAATCTGGTTTCATTTTATTTAAAAATCTCTGCCCATATGTACCACCGCCAAATAACATAATCATTACTCCATTGCGTTAATTAATTAATAATTAGAATATTTAGATTTTAGGTATAGCTATAAACCCAACGACCTATTATCAGGTCGACTAGAGTATACCTTAATCTATAATAGTTGAGTGTAACCCTTTTTTACTATTATAGACCACTACCGTCTACTCGTTGCTCTTTTACAACCTACTGCACTATAATGATGTAGCCTAGCAATCTTTCTTTGCAGCTGTAGCGTGAATTACAAGATTGTAGGGTTACCAAATAAGGTAACTAGGTGATTTAGATCCACGATAACCCATTTAACTTTCGTATATACCTTTTTATATTACTATACCTATGGTCATTAACATAGCCACGTTTAACCTTTTGAGATAAACGTTTAGTTAAAAGGTCTTTAGGGTGTCCCCGGAATTTGATAATGTATAGACGTTAAGAGTTACTTGCTAAAGGTACTCAGTTCATCTGCAGCAGTAAGAATAAATCTAGTGTGTGTAATTTCAGGAAGGATAACACGGTTATCTACTTCTAACATTCTTAACGCTCCATCTTCTAAATCAGATTCAGGAACTAAGTATGAATCAAACTCAATGAAATCACCATCACTGTTTAAGAAATCTGGGTATTCGTAACTTCAATATCATTGGTGCAAAACTAACCTACAGCTTATATATTTTATTTTTTTATTATTTCCAACAAACGTGCCGCAATGATACTATTATTGTTCAAACAAACGACCCTCTGACCTTTTTTTGAACCAGTAGTATATTCCTTTATGTAGTAACCATCTTTACCCAAATTTCCAGATTTTTCTGCAAGACACACAGCTCTATCTTTAAGAGTTTGATCTAGTATTCTATCACTATCTCAACGAGGACTATCATAATTAAATGGCTTATATAAATTATGATTCTTTTGTTTTTCAAGCCTTTCAAAAAGATCGTTGTCCGGATAATACGTTATATTTCTGGTAGGAGGGCTAGGTAAATCTAATGACGCATTTAATTGATTAAATGACGGTAAAGTAGATTTAAGTTGAATCGAATCCAATTCTACCGAGTAAGAATCAAACTCAACGAAATCTCCATCATTGTTTAAGAAATCTGGGTATTCGTAATTTCAATATCATTGGTGCAAAACTAACCTACTTTAAATTAAACGCTAAATTTACTGCTTCTAACCATATGAAAAAGGTGTTTATTAGGATCCTATTTATCAAATGGTTTCAGCTATCTTAATGGCTATTTTATTCTCTACAAAGTGTATTTCAAATAACTAAAATAGAAATATTAAATAAAGCATTTTATAGTGAACTATCGACTGTACAATAAGCATCAGATATATTTACACTTACAAGTGACAATATAATGACACCCACAAGTGACCCAGTCTGTTGCCAAAATAATAATAATTATCTCAGACAGTCTTGTATTATCATCTGCCACCTAGGATATCCTCTAAGGTGTGATATTGAAAATAATAATATTTAACTGTTTACACTTGTGTTGCCAGAAAAAAAACTAATCTTTTAACTTATTAGAAATAAAATTTTAATAAAATAATACACTAACAAAAAGACTAACCTTTTTTCTAAGAATCCTGTCGGAAACTTAGAAGTAAAACCATGTTTTACCTCTCGACTATCGTATACCTATATATTAGAAGAGCTTTATAAAAAAAAAATAAGTTTATTTTTATAGACCTAGCTTATAACGCATAGAAGTATGTAAATAAGGCAAGACTAGCTCCCTCAATCTGGAAACTGAACTAGCATTAATATAAATAGTTTTGTTATTCTAAGATTTTGACCCATCTGTTTGAATAATACATTCTAAAAGAAATTTACTTTGGATAAGTTTAACTAGAAATTCTACTTCATGTAATTTAAAATTATTTGTAGCTATTCTTACACCAGGTTTAGCTCAACCTCCGTTATCTGAAATTCAGATAGCTAACGATAAAGGTGTAATGTAATTGATTATATCTCCGTTAACATATTTTACTCCTCTCTACCTCTGTTCATACCTTGTTTTAAAGCTAATAATTTTTCAAAACCTTGTTGAGTTAAATGAGCTTTTTCCTCTATTAATTTAGCTGCTATACAAAAATCCTGAAAATCATAACTCTTTGCACTATGAAAAGGGTATTTTTCAAAAAACCTCGGCGTCTGCGTCTTCGAGACAACGTCTCGAAGACTGAGGCTGCTGCGCTGAGGTATAATTTTAAAACGAATATCGGTAAAACCTGTCACAACAAACTCAATACAGTTGTTTGCTTTGTTTATAGATCCACACCCTAAATAGTCAATTAAACTATTAAGTAACTTAACATCTCTAACATGTTGAGCTATTGTAAATTTTAATCATACAGTATGTCCTATTTTAGTTTTAGATTTATTAATTTTAATTCTAAAACAAGCTTCACCTGCTGTAAATCCTGATATTCAGTTTGGATCTTTAATTGTTTGATCTGTAACTTCAGGTCTCACTACAGGTACTATACTTGGAAACTGCTCTTTCAAACGGTCAGGTAAACCTAAATTAGATGATGTCTTAATACTAACTATTTTTAACAAACCTTCAGAAGTTAAATGTTGCTTTTCAAGTATTAAATAAAATACTTGTTTAAACAAATTAAAATCCGCTTGTTTTTGACTTAAAAAAGAGGATATTTGTCAAAATGTGCTATTATAATAGGAATATCTTTAAAAGAATTAACCATGTATATACAATAATTATTCTGTAAATAAACATCACCTACCCCTCAATAGCTTTTTAATCTTCTTAATAAGTCTACATCTTTTAAATGTAGACAAATTTGGAAAGACGGCTGTACTCTTACACCTAATTTTAATGATTTACTTTTAGTGATCAATATTGTGAAATTAGCTTAGCTTCACCATCTGCGAAACCCGTAATTCAAAAAGGATTAAGAGAAATTTTTGTGTTAGCTTTATTAATAGTATGAAGACCTCTTTTATTAGAGTATCCTTTACTATTTTTAATAAAAGAAGATAAACGTTTAAAACCACTGCCCAAGCTAACTCTATGGGAATGTCCATAAAATAGTTTACTGTAAATATTGCATGGAATATGAGGTAAAACAATAGCTTGTAATAGCTTTACCGACTTTTTAGGAATTATTATAGTATAAAACTCTTTTCTACCTAAACATTTTTTTTTATTACAATAAATACCAAAACAATTTATTAATATGTTAACTAATTTATCTATATCGCTCTCTTTATTAAATTTAGTGGATAATTCTATTTTATTGTTTATGTACTTACCACTAGACATACAAAACACAGCTAAAGAGAGAGGAGTAAAATATTTAGATTCCATTTTTAGTACCTTTTTTCCTTTATGGTAAAACATTTTATGGATTCAATTAAAACTTCTAAAATAATAAGTATAGAATTCATAACCAAAATAAATTTTATTGTCACCACCTTTATTTTTTAGTTCTCTTTTATACAACCTAGGCTGTGAGTTAGAACAATATCTTCTGGTTAAATAAAAATTGTATTGTCAAAATAAATATTCTTTATGTAAAGAACTTTGTCTATAACAAAGCCTAGTACCTCCTATGGATCTTATGACTTTAGCTTTACCTAATAATGATCCAACTATAACAGAAATAATATCACTATTGTGAGGTCCTATTCTATTAATAGCTTTTACATTAGTATGAAAACTTCTTTTTTGAGCAATAAATAAATTAGTTTTTATATTAGAATTTTCTATAGACAATCCACTATGTTGTCTTCCTGTATTCATACCAGATTTTATTTCTCTCATTTTTTCTAAACCTTTAATAGTTAAATGTTCCTTTTTTTCTATCAAATCCGCAGCTAATCTAAAATCTTTAAAATCATAAAGTTTGGTACTTTGTAAATAATGTTTATCAAAAATCCTCGGCGTCTTCGAGACAACGTCTCGAAGACTGAGTCTGCTGCGCTGAGGAATGATTATATTTGTTATATCTGTAAATTTATTTACAACAATATTAACTCTATTATCCTTTCTAATTTCAAAAACAATACCGCAACCTAGTCCTTTTCGGATAAAATGAAATAATACACTGTCACAAATATGTTGAGTAACATTAAAATTCAAACTTATAACATAACCTATCTTAGTTTTACCTTTAGTAATATTTATAAAAAAAGAACCATCTCCGTCAATAAACCCAGTAAATCAAAACATATTAAAGTTACCCGGTAATAAAACTACAGGTCTTGCAATAGGTTTAATATTTGCAAAGGATTTAGATAACTCAGAAGATAAGCCTTTATTAATAGAAGCTCACAAGGCTATAATTTTTATTAATCCTTCTTCTGATAGATGTTGTTTTTGAATAATTAGTTCTACAATATTTGTAAACAAAATAAAATCTGCTTGTTTTTGAGTGAATAAAGGGTAATTCTTAAAGTGTGGTATAATAGAAGAATAAATATCTTTTGCAGACTTTACAGAATATATAGCGTGTCCGTTTCTTTTACTAATTATTATATTACCTACTCCAAAAAAGAGCTTAATTATTTGTAATAAATTTATATCTTTACCATGAAGTTCTATTGCAAATATAGGGGTTACTTTTCAATTTAATGCTCTATCTTTACTTTTAAGTATAGAAATAATAAATGTTTCTTCTGCATCAGTGAAACCTGTTATTCAATTAGGATGTAATCTATATTGCAATTTATTATCTTTGAATAAATCTATATGATTAGAACAATATTTTCTTTTATTTAAGCCTAATAGTGAACCAACTATAACTGAAATTACGTCTCAGTCATGTGGACCTATTCTAGAAGGAGCTTTAACTCTATTATAGAACATTCGGTTAAGTGTTAAAGTTTTCATTTGGTTAAGGCATAAACTTTTAATGGTATTATTTCTTTTACCAATAATAGGAAATGCCAGCATATTTATATTTTTAACAGCTAGTGCTATCATGTCTTCGTTTTTATATAGTGTATACGATTTAGGGCCATCTAAATTACCCTCTGCTAATACAGACATTGAAGGATCTGTAACTTCGTCCATTAAATATAATAATTTAAAAGAAGGGAAAGCTATTAGTACTAATATTAATGCTGGAGTTATTGTCCAGATTAACTCTATAAGTGTACCGTGTTTAAGATATTTAAGACTAATAGGAGATTTAGAACTATCAAAGTTTCTAATTATAGCTGCTTGTAATCACCCAACAGCTAATAAAATGGCTACTAAGTAAAACATAATGTTGTCATGTAATTCTACTATCGCTTCCATTTGTGGACTAGCACTATCTTGGAAGTAAAGTCCTCAAGCTCTAGGTGCATCACAACTAACTCCAGGTGTAAATAGTAAAAATACTCCAACTACAAAAAGCACTAATATACTAGAACGAATAATTTTATTGTTAACAATAAAATTAACTAAGTTCGTACAATGCTCACTACAACTAAGTAAAAAACAACGACGACTAGTAGGACAAGGACTACTTTGTAGTGGTAAGCTAGTAAATGCGTGAGGTTTAGGTGGGTTATGTAATGCTCATTCTAACCCTGGAGCACATTTATCTTTAAGTAAACGTAAGTAATCAGTAAATAACTGGGGAACGGCTCAAGGGTACCCGAATATAGCTTTACCTTTAACAAGTTGTAAGTATACAATATGTAAGAATAATGCTGTAGCAGCTACAGAAACAAGAGAACCTATACTACTAATAAAGTTTCAACCTGTAAAGGCATCGGGATAATCACTAATTCTACGTGGCCAATTATGTTACGTTAAAGGATTTACCCTTTAACTCCCATATTCTCATATGGGTTCAGACTATGTCATCGTCTTACTTTAATATGTAATTAAAGTTTATTTGACGGAGGATACTCGTGGAGGGTTGTTGTCATAAAGACTTTCCCTCTAGTCGTTGAACGTTCTTATTATTAATAATATAAAATTTTTTTTATTTTAAAAATAAGCTTCGCTTCAAGTTTACTTTACAGTTCTTCTTGAAATTCATCCTCTTATGCACCCTATATTTATTATTTTATAGGGGGGAACTACACTCAATTCCTTGTAACTTTATTCTACAATATGTCAATATAATGTAAATATCATATCTACATTATAAATTTTACAATAGCATCGTGTTTGGATGCTATATTAACCAAATAACTATACCTCATCAGAGTTGTAAGGATCTTTTGAAAATAAATATTTACCATTATGTATTTCTTTATTATTTATCCTTTTTCTTAAGGTATTGTTACACAATTTAAATAGACGAGTACACACAACAGTAGGGTACACCCCTAATAATTTATAATCTTGTGTAACATCATACACAAAAACCATTTTTCTTAATTTAGCTAAAGTTTGTTCAGGCTTAGCCTTACCAAACATTGGATTATTTTCACCAGATTTATCTCTACTTTGTTGAGCTATAAAGGCATCAGATTTAATCTTATTATACATAGGATTCCTTTCACCCTTTTTTAATTCACTCATTTTTAATAAATTTTCCTCCGTATGTTTGTAACCCATACTGGATCCAGGTGTATTAAGCATATTTAAAATAGCCAAACCATAAGTTTTTAAAGCCCAATCTAAGTAAAATTTTTCTCTATCTAATATATGATTTTTAGTGACAGTAGACGTTTTTCCACAAATCTCTAAAATAGTTACAGAAAAGTTATCATGCCCATATTTTAATATACTTTTATAGATTAAACTATTTTTTCTTAGAATAGAAGGCTGAAAATAAGTACTTAAACGTCTAGATCCGTTTACAGCACTTCCAATATAAACTCTACCTGTTATCTTATTAAATCACATATAGATTATAGATACATCTTTTAAGTCTTTATATATATCAGACTTAGATACGCTGGCATTAAGATACACTTTTACTGGTGTATGAGGGTAAAAAGGGGATTTAACTAAACTATTAGGGTTTTCATCAGATTTATTTGGTTTATTACTTTTTGGATCTTTATTAGGAGACGGACCTCCTTGTGTACTATGACTAACATCTGATATGTCAGATATATTTTTGCTATCTTGTGCTACTAAAGATTTATTAGGTGAGGCTAAATAGCTCAAAAGTACAAATACCAAAAGCATGTAAAACAGATATAATAAAACAGATTGTAGCTTTTTCATACTTCTTGCTACTAAATAAATAATTTATTGCAATTCAGAATAAAAATATTTATATGTTCTATTTGTATCTAAATATTTTTTTTCAAAAGCTTTTTAGATACATTTTATTGTTATAACTGAGATAATCATAATTAATAACAAAAAAAATCCATATAGAGTATCAAGATGTAATTTAACATATCACTATGTTAAAAGGACTATGTCTTCAACTTTATAAGTTGCAACACATATAGTCTCTAAGGACCCCACATCTAATAAAAATTTGTAATATTCCACCCCATATTGAAGCGGTGGACATATACACTAATAGGTTTCCTGCTAATTGTCTATTTATAGTGTCAACTACCTAATAGATTTTCTAGCATACAGTGTTGTGCAAAATATTATATTTCTATAATAAAGGGCCTACTTGACCTAAGAAATGTTGCATTCTACTTTTTAATGCGTAAGTGTTGTAAAAATTATAATTTATCTTTGTAGCTGTATACTTAACCGTTATAAGAATTTCTATTTTCAATTAAAATTTTTAATGTATAAAAACTTACTTTTGCGTATTTCATAGCTTTTGATATACCAGTCAATTCAACTATTAATTCTAATGTATCGCTATCAAATACGTAAACTGTTTTTCTATTAGAAATTTCTTTAATTATTAGTAAAAAATCCTGGAATTCTCCCTTGGTTAAAGCAGCTCTAACTACTTTTCCATCTATTTTGAAATATTTACCCATCTCTCTTGCAGATTTAAATTCTGTAAGTATCTCATTATCTTTATTATAAACTGTAATATGTTTTCTTAATTGGCTATCACCTACAGGTTTTTCTTTATAATTCTTTAAATCCTATGCAATTATTGGTTCAAAAGATATGATAAATTTTGATTTTAATAAATAGTTATTATTTATATGATCTAATAAACTACTATAACAAATTTGTAATCCTTTTAAAGCTTTATTAATTGAAGAATAAATAATTGGATTTTTATTAGGTAAAGTAATATCATAAATAAATACTAAAAAACAATAATATACACTATTTAAATCTTCTTGCTCAAATTTTATATTATTAGCTGTTTTAAAAACATGTAAGAATACAGATAATCTTTCAAACCTTTAGAACCTACGGTAAATAAAGATAATAATTTCTCTATTACAATAATAGCATTATCTAAATTATTCCCTCATTGAGGATTTACTCTCGGGATAACTTTATAATTACTATTTATTGAAGGTCTAAGCATAATTATTGCATATTGTTCATAAACTAAAGATAGTTGGGGAGATGTAATAAAGTCTAAGCTTCATTCTGATGCTGGAGTTAATGATATTTCTAATTCTCCAGATGAATGAGGATTTCTCAAACCTATCGTTAATTTTAAATATTCCTCCATTCTTCTAGCTAAGTTATTTGAACTACCTATATAAAATCTATTTATATCATTTTTATTCGTTAGTTTATAAACTCCTGAAATTCCTAGATATTTAAATTTAATTTCTTTACATGCGAAGCTGGGATATAGAGGAAAAGTAGTTATAATTTATAAACTATAAAGCAAACTGTACGCCATATAGGGCTAAAAACGTAGATATTATCTAAACAGGTACCTAGATTTCATATAAACTTAAGTCTTATCATTGTATTTAATAATAACGTTTTTATTATTAAGAGTAAAGAAGTCCGCTTTTTTTTTTTATTAATTTACTAACAGAAGTAGGAGATATAGACAAGTATCTACCACATTCAGCAATAGATTTAAAAGTATTAAATAAATTCCCCTGATCATCCCAAAGTTCAAGTGCTTTAGATTTACCTCCTTCACTTTGAAACCTATCTTCAGAAATAATCCATACTCTACCATCACGCAAATCAAAATTGGAAGACATATTTAACAATGTCTGAACTTTAATATTCAATAGATCTCTATCAACAATAGGTTGATTAGATGTAGATAATCTATTATTATTCATTTGAGATAAAATTAAATCTATTAAGTCTTTACCTTTTTTAGAATAATGATGACCTTTTTCTTTTAAACTTAAAATCGTTTTAAAATCCTGATAATCTAGATACTTTTTACCATATCATGATTGAGAGTTAAAGAATGGGACCAATACTAATTTTATGAAATTAACTTGAGAAATAACTAACTCAATTTTACCCCTAGAATGACCTACACTACCCTCAGCGCGATAAATTTTAATAGCTCCTTCTGATTTAAAAAGGTTAGCACCAGGTAATTGATTTAAAAACTCCGCAAATTTAAGCATAGCATATTCATCAATAAGAGCTTGACCTATAGAAATACTTAAAGTATAATCTTTTCTAGATACAAACACACTACCTTCACCTTCAAAGAATCCCATAAACCATTGAGGAGTAATATTAACAGAATAATCTGAAAAATTAAAATTAGTTCTAGAATTATTCATTGACGCTTTAAGATTAGCAATAGCCTCTAAGATATTAGGATCTTTAGTTATTCTATAGTTTTGTAAAAGATTAAATGCTTTAGCTCACGCGTCAAAATTTAAACATTTTTTCGTGTTTAAAGGATTATTAGAAAAAATGTCTATTAATGCTTGAACATCTCTCTTTTTAGATATTTCCAACACACCACTTGAGGTATAAGATCTAACATTACCCATCTTTAAATTTTTTTTAATAAAGTGGAGAATATTAATATCGTCAATATGGAGTTTTATTTGAAAAATAAAAACAAAAGTATTATGATCTCGTTTAATAGATAAGTTTCCTTCCCCTAGTTTTTTTTAGTAATTTCTGAAAGAAATAACGTCAAAAAAAAACAATACAAAACCTCTTTTTTTTACCATTCGATAAAACCAGTATCAAGAAAATGAAATCTAATAGATTCATTATTGTCTATATCATCTAGGTTAAATGAGTTACTAGAAGAAGTAGAATATTCTCTTTTAGATGGACCCATTATTTTATTCCGAGGACTCGGACTCAAGCTATATTTACTAGGTAAAAGTTTTTTAGAGGAACCTAGGCGAGGCCTCCCTCAGGCTGAGCCCAGCCCTTCGGCTAGTTTAGATAAAAAATCAACACGTATTTGCTACTATATAAAATAGCCCAGATCATATCACTATCCTTAATATAAATACTTAATTTAAGGATACTCGGCGTGTGATCGTTGAAGGGTTATTTACTCCATAATACATAAAAACTTCCCTGCTGATTGTCCAATGTTTATGGTTTTCACTTTATAATAATAAAAAGTACATAAAGATCTAAGGATGTTCCAGCATATAGCCAAGATTAAGGAGTTATAATCTCCTATCGTACTATATAATTACTAATATAGACCCCCAACATCACTAAAGGGAAAAATGTTAAATTAACCCCAGTGAATAAAATTCAGAAATGAGCTTTAGAATAAAGTAAGTTATAATCTAATCCCAATATTTTAGGTATTCAGAAATATCATCCGCTATATAAGGCAAAAACAGCACCCATACTTAAAACGTAGTGGAAATGCAAACATAAGTATATTTATATTGTGGACTATATCTTTATCTAATTTTGGAGACAAATGGTACTTTGTGTCAAAGCGGATTTCTATATTGAATTCAGTTCAGTATAAAATCTGAATATATTTTAAATTCTGTACTGTTTTTATCTTCATTCTTATAATCTCTAACTTCTATAAATCGTTTTATCTTTGAAACTCTATAAAATTTAAAGTCAGAATATAACCTATTTTGCATAAAATAATCATATAGAAAAACCATACCTTTAACTGATTGATATTTAAATGTTATAGACTTATGTGATTCTCTAAAAGCAACAGATGGTTTATAATGGGGTATAACATGATCTAAATTAAGTTTGCTAGTATATTTGTTATTTTCAAACTCTAAGTTACACTCTATTCTATTACCAGCATAATTATAAACAATACTACCATCTGTGTCAACTAATCCCGCTAAATAAGGGTCATTTTCGCTAATATTATAATTAGCTTCTACATACTCTACATTTAGATATTCGCAGGATTTTTTAAAACTATCTACTTTAAGTCTAACTAATCCATTTAATTTCTTAATTAAAAATAACATTTCTTCTTTTGTACTAATTATTCAAATAGAATGAGGTTTATTTTTATCCGATCTAATTCTACCCATATGTAAATTATTTTGAATATAAGTTAATATTCTGACATCTCTGTCATGTAGTTTAATTCTAATAGCTTTAAGTACCAATTTATTGTTTATATTTCTTAAATCGAAATTACCATCTCCGTCTACAATACCGGCAAATCATTTAAAAAAATTATCTCCGTTATTGTTATTAGATATTTGACGTATAGTCTCTGAGAATTCTTTACAGTTTTCTGCTGATTGTATGTTTGTACATGTCTTAAATGTAGCAGACACATCTCCATTTTGACTACTTATGTTTAGAAGATTTTTTCTATCCGCATCTATTTTTAAAAGATAATTATATAACATAAATAGTAAGAGAAGCCCTAAAAACATAGTTTCCAGCATATAGTCAAATGCGTAATAATAAATATCATTAAGGCCCAGTTGAGCAACTACGTAGTAAGTATCGTGGAAGGCAATATCAAGTGATGCGTTCGCTAAAATAACACCTGACACATTCAGTAATACACAAAAGATTTAGAGTTTCTTAAATTCTATGGTAACTAAATCTGTAACCTTTGTACATAGTGTTCTTTTCACTACATTCTTTTATCGTATTATGACTCATTTTTAATTCCTTGGCCGCAGATATTACACCGTCAAATTTACGTATAAATTCACCATCTTTAAATACAAATATAGCTTTTAATATATGTTTTTGACTAATCATTTTTTCTATCAAAATTTTATAATCTTCGGTACCCACTTCTATTACAGGTTTATCGTTTATGTTAATAGGTTCACGAGTCAAGTATCAAGAAGATCTAAACAATAACCCTTGACTAATAGCCCTTTTAATAGAAACACTAATACTTTTACTTCCTAATAATAAAGCTAGTGAGATCATAGAAGACGCTATAGCTAAAAGTTGCTTAGACTCATTATAAATATAGATAGAGCCTCTGGACTTCTTTATTGATATAGCTAATTTTGTTTCGTCAGAATGACTTATTCCTCTATCTCTCGTACCCTCTTTAAATACATTATAATCTGGGTTTAGATGTTTTATTCAGTATGTCTCACGATCTTCTAGATTATAGAGACTAGTATCTACTTGTTCTAAAACAATAAAAGCAAAATTTATCCATCCGTACTTTATTATTGCACTAGAAATTGGTCTTTTATGAGCTGATAAGTGTCCTGGAGAAAGGTAATTTCTAACCCTGTTTCTAATATTCATAGAGCTTCCGACATATATTTTTCCATTTAATTTGTTAACGATTATATATATGCAGCTATTATAATTACCTTTAAAATCTCTGTTCAGAATTTTCCTATCAGCATAAAAATTTTCATATACCTTTAAAACTTTAGATTTAACCCTATCTAAAACAGATTGTATGTGTTTGTTACTAGAGACGACTGGTAAAATAGACGAGAAAAGCAAAATATCTGAAGCTTGGATTAATGAAATATCTGGATAAAAGAGTAAAAAACCACCACTTACTGATACATATCTATCGTACAATGTATCAATAAACCCAAAAGGATGTGAGTATACTAAAAAAAAAATATTCATTAATCTACTAATCTTTCATAACTAAATATATACTCTTTATAAGTACCACTTACTTTAGCGTAATTTTTAATAGTACAGTGTGATACCTTTAAGGCTCTTTGAGCATCCATTACACCCTCATATTTACCAATAAAAATTTTATTTATATTATATACAAATACTGCTTTTTTAATATGACTACTCTTATTCATTTCTTCTACTAACTGTTCAGATTTTTTTGAGTGCCAATGAGAAATTAAAGGTGTATCTGAAATATTATAAGGTAAATTTAGTAGGTATCATTCTCCTCTAAATAATTTTTGTTCTTTTATACTATCAACCAAGGTTGAATGATTTGATTTAATTAACTTAGCTAGAGTTGTAACTGAGGGAAAAATTACTAATAACTCTTTAAATGAGTTGTAAACATAAACAGAATAAGCTGATTTAGCTTCAATAATCCTTAGCTTACTTTCAATAGAATGACTTTTATTATAGAAAGGATTATTTTCACCTGTTACAGCCCTTGCTATTAAGCCTTTAGTTTTATCACTATGTATTCTATTCTTAGCTAACTCAGATAGTAACTTTTTGGTTTCTTCAGTATGTATATAACCTAAAGAAGAAAAACCTTGCTTTAAAACATTGTAATAATTACCAATCATAATATTAAAATTTAAAAATATTTTAATAACTAAAAAGGTAGTGCTTTAAAAATATATCTATTTTTATAAGGCATTTCAGTGTTAAGCTTAATTCTTCTAGCTATAGTACTCTTGGGTATACCAAGAGCCAATGCTGCCTTATTTATAGAGTCAAATTTAGTTACTAGATGATTAGTTAGGTCGTAAACTTCAACTTTAAACCCAGCTCTAGGTACTCAATCTCTATTGAGTTGAGCGGATTTCATTTTAGCATAAGTTTCTTCTGAAACTTTCACACCTCTACGCTTTGAAAAAGCATTAACCATTTTCTCCCTAACTTCTTCAGTGGCTAATATGTTTTTAATTCTATTTTTGGTTGCTTCTGAGTGTGTTCGACCCATCATTTTAGCAAGGGTTTCAATTGTATGTTTACGACCTTTTTTTTTCATACGTATCTTTTCGATGCTTTCAGAAGAATGCACAAAACCTAAATTTGAACCGGCAAATTTTAAAATGTTGTACTCCGGTTTAAAGGTATCCATGTAATATTGTTCTCTCTTAATGGTATCTTTTCTATCACAATATTCCAATATATCTAACTTAAATTTTGAATAACCATACTTTAAAATAGCTTTATGTATATTACTATTCTGTCTATACTTGGTTAATATATTAATATTGTAATATTGTGTAAGTCTTCTAGATAAATTTACAGAACTTCCTATATAAGAATTACCATTAATTAAGTTAGTTCATCTATACACACCTGATTTACCTCTATTATCTCTTAACATGGACAATTTATCCGTATCACTGTTTAAATAACTAAACACAGGAAAAGCAGCTAATAAACAAATATCGTCCAAATTAAATCCGTATAAATATAAGAAATTAAATTCGTATAAGTAGAAGAAATTTGCACTTATTAGTGTGTATTGAATCTTTACCAATATTCCTGATACAAAAAAAATGTTCAAAAATAGTCTTAAGATATATTTATATGAATAAACTAATAAATATTGTTTTTTTTTGGACTATCTCTTCTCGAGGTAAATACCCGAGGACCACGTATAGTCTCTGAGGATCCTAGTAAAATATTTATTAATATTTTGTTGTTTCCTGCTGATAGTTAAAAATCATATTTTATAACTGAGATTCAATTAAACTCGAGTATTATGTCTTAATTTCCCAGCATATAGTAGTCTTTTTTTCTATATTTATGATTTGTGCTATAAAAAGTTTCTCTAGAAGTTAAAAATTCGGCTTCAACATATTCTAATATTAAGAGAGAAAAATTGGAATAATCGTACTTAAGTAAAGATCTGGTAATAGGCATATTAGCATTTTGTTTACTTTTTAAAAAAGCCTTATTAAGATAATTCCTCATTCTGGAATCTAATTTAATAGAACTTCCAACATACGAGTGCCCATTTATTTTGTTTATTAAACAGTAAACACCGGATTTATCTCTTTGTTCTTTTAGTATATTAACTCTATCTTCACTTACGTTATTATAGACTTTTACAGCCTCTAAATTTAGAGTATTATCTTGGTTACCTACCTTATTATTCTGCTTAATACTCAAATAAGAGTAAGATCTAGTAATGGTTTTGTATACTAACGAAGGTTGTGTGGTAACAGAGATTAGAGAATTAAAGATTAATGAACATTTTTTTACTTGGACTATATTTTCTCGGAATGAACTCTGAGCGCTACGTGTAGTCTCTGAGGAACCCAACATAATATAGTGGCGAAACCGCCCCGAGTTAACCGGTTCTATGTGAATATTCTTGTAAAATATCCGTTGGTTTCCTGCTGATTGTTCAAAATTATGCTTTTTAACTGAGATTAAATAAAACTCTAGTAGCGTAATTGTCAGAAGTTCCCAGCATATAGTAGTCAAATCTAAATATAGATAGAGGGCTATCAGGTTGATATTTAACCCTCCAATAGTAAACATGAATACAAAACCTAAAGCAAAAAGTAATGATGGAAAGAAATATAAAGAACCACCATAACAAGTTGCTAATCAGGAGAAGATTTTGATTCCAGTGGGAACAGCAATGATTAAAGTTGCAGCTGTGAAATAGGCTCTAGTGTCTACATCAAGGCCTACAGTATACATGTGGTGACTTCAAACCACAAATCCTAATATACCTATAGAACACATGGCATATACCATCCCTAGATAACCGAAAACACTCTTGTTGGAATTAGCGGATATTATAGTACTTATTATACCAAAACCTGGTATTATTAAAATGTAGCAAATGTTTTGATTAACAGAACAGCATCGACTTAAAATCAAAGTCTGTTCTAGTTAATTCTCAAAAACTTTTAGATTTTTGTTAGGACTTTATCTTGAATTGTAGTGTTTTCTTCATGATGGTTAATTAAGGACTTTATTCTTAGAATTTTTATTAACCCCTTATCTGTTAAATGTTCTCTGTCTTGTATTAATAAATATACTTTTCTTCATCTTAAAAAACTTACATGTTTTCTAGATTGTAAATTAAATTGATTAAAATATTCTATAACATTTTTAGCAGAACCAAAACTAGTAGAACCATAATAGTAGGTATCTTGGGATTTTCTATATCCAAGATTACCACCTAGATAATTTTTTATTTTCGTTAATAATATATTATTTTTTTTGATCGATTTGATAATTTAATCTTATTTCTGGCTTTTTCCTGTTATTTCGTTTAAGAATCTTTACTTGAAAACTAGCGTCTGCATCAGAAAAACCTGCTAACCAATGATTATTAAAGTCATCTGTTAAATTCATAGTAAAATTCAGATTTATACCTTTATATCTATCATGATTTAATATATTATTAATAACTTGGTTAAATCTATTTTCTGACCTTAATTTACCATTTATTAAGTTAAGCACATTTAGTATTCCTTCCTTTTTAGACACTATTAAAAGATATGCGTTTTTATCTTTCACTTTTTTAACGTTACAATTGCCTAATTTTTCTTTTACTAATGTTTCATTAAATTATTATTTTTTTGCCCTCCTTATAATTAATAAAAAAGTACTGCTAATCATATAATATTAACCCACACCCTTTAATAAAGTACAGATTAAGTACTGTAAAGTAAAAATTATATAATTTTTATATTAAATAAAATATAAAAAAACTCTGCAAAATGAATTCTATTTATTATCTCCTTTTATTCATTCCTGCTTTAATTAAACGAATATTTTCTAAACCTTTATTTGTCAAATGAACCTTATTTTTAATTAGCTCGGCTACTTTTTTAAAATCTTCAAAATCTTGAGATTTAACACCAATGATAGGATACTTATCAAAAAATGGAATAATTTTATCTTGAATATCAGATGATTTTGCAACTCTAAAGTCTATAGCTGCGCTACCTGAATTGTTATTTTTTCCAGCTTTAAAATAAGAAACAAACATTTTCATTAATGTTTCATCTCGAATGTGTTGAGTAATTTGAAATTCTAAATGAACAGCCTCACCTAGTTTTGTTTTGGATGGTTTAATTTTAATCATAAAACAACCCTCGGCTGAAACGAATCCAGCTATTCAGCTAGGGTTTAAGATTTGGGTTATCTCCATTAAAGGTCTTTGAATAAGAGTAGTATTAGGAAATACCTGTTTTAATTCATCAGGTAAACCCCTATTTAATGAAGCTTTAAGGGTAACAATTTTACGTAATCCTTCAATAGTTAAATGTTCTTTGCTATTAATTACCTCTAAAGCCCTTTTAAATAGTTCAAAATCCGCCCATTTTTGCGTTAATAATGTATATTTATTAAAAAAGGGGATAATTGTGTCAGCCAACTCTTGTTGAGAAAAGACTTGGTATTGTATACCATTTATACTTTGCGGATAAATATTTCCTATACCTCCAAAATAAGACTGTATCTTTTCCAAAATAATTCTATCTTTTTTATGCAGACTGATTGAAAATACAGGTTTAACTCTTCAACCTAGTTTAGATTCTAGGTTTTTTAGAATAACAATGGAAAAACACCCATCACCATCTACAAAGCCTGTCACCCAGTGAGGGTCTAAATATTTTATGGGCGTTGAAATCGAATAACTTCGAGATTGCACTGAATTTGGAGATAATAAGAAAGTTTGTCTAAATTTGTTATCATAAATTCATTTTTGATAATCCATAACATTTAAATAAGCTTTTCTCCATCTTAAATAATCAATGTGCTTTTTTGACAATAAATGATACTTATTAAAATAATTAATAACTTTTCTAGCCGAACCAAAACTAGATGAATTATATAAATACTCATCTTTAGATTTATCATAGGCAATATTTCCACCTAAAAAGTTTTTTATTATAGTAACAATCTCCTTATATTTTACAATAAAAACTAGACATATTTCCACATTAAAATCTAATTTTTTTATTTGAAAACTAGCACTTACATCAGAAAATCCAGCTAACCAATGATTATTTAAACAATTTGAATTATTTAATTTAAAATCTGTGTTAGTTTGCAACAATTTAAAATTATGTATAAATTCTTTAACGGCATCTAGCTTAGATTGTGTTCTAAGTTTACCGTTAATTAAGTTCAATATTTTTTTTTAATCCCTCTGGTTTAGAAAAAATTAGGATAACGGCTGAATTTGATTTTACTTTTCTTACTGCCCCGTACCCTATTCGTTTTTTTAGATAATAAGCAAGAAATGCATCTGGATTACTAAATACTATAACTAATTGTTGAGCTTTACTGAAATGACCATCACCATCTATTAAACCAGCTAAATAATAACCTAATTGTTCGTTATTAAGAGGCTTCAAATGCTTAGGAACATGCTTTGATATATGTTTAACATGTTCTGAATTTACTACAATCCCGTTACGTAAAGTCTCTGAGGTTTCAAATTTTTTAGTTATAATTTTACCTGCTGATTTACTTCTTTGTTCTAACTTTTTTACTGTATCATTTAAGATGGAGTATTTAGAACCATATAGCGAAGCAGTCCCAGCATATGGTAACGTTAAGAGGCCTATATTCGTAACCTCTGGGTGACCAAAAAATCCATTTCTTCAGATTTAACTTATTTTAAATTCCTCCTATTAAATCCCTGTACCGATAGTCTAAACTCCGGCCCTGTGTATCGTATCTCTGATAGAAGAAATCGACTGTACATAAGCATCATTTCAGACACCCACCGGCATAGCAGTCTGTAGCGATTACTTAATTAACCGACGGTCTTTAATAGAGCGTATATTGACCGTTTTTGCCAGCATTGCTAATATTTTTATCACTTTTTCTATTAATCATATACAGTTTAAGTTACTATATAAAATTATATCTTTAATATTAAGAGTTGCAAGTAATAGATATATATATTAACTAAGTCTAAGGTATATATTATATGTAATATATTTGGCCAATATGAACTTATTCATATTTTACATCTGTCACAATAGCTGTTAAACTTTACAGTTAACCTTGACTTCTCTTCCATGAAGTTCTTAACATTTTGTAGGCTAAATATACTAACTCTTTAAGCGTATTACACTTAAAAAAAAGAAAGGACACCCATAATTGAAGATGAAAAAAATTTATATATAAAATATATTTTAATATATATGCAAAAGATACAGGATGAAGATTATATCGTATATAATTGTTATATAAACAAGATAAGATATTTTTACAATTGTTTACTCCATATAATTAAAATTCATAAGTATTATTTTCTGAATGTCTAGAAATTATACGATGTGTAAATAATACATTTAAGGCTTTAATATTGCTAGATTTATTCCCCACTTGGATAAATATTAAAGTTAAAACTAAATCCTTTTTTCCACTAAAAAAAAAATGAAATTGTGAAAAAAAAAATAATTATATTATACTATTAGAACATATTAAATATATATGTAATAACCAATTAACACCAAAAATTATCACATTATTTAACAAAAGCTTCTACTTTTGGATTAGCACTATATTAAAAATATAGTCCTCAATCTCTAGGTGTATCACAATTAATAATACAATCCCAAACACAATAACAATCACAAACACAATTACAATTACAACCACAACAGTAGACTAATCCTACACTTAGTAAAAAGATAAAAAAGTATAGTATTCAAGATGAATAATGATTAGCTGCAAAATTAAAGAATTTTTCATATAGAACAACAGACTTTTTAGCTTTACGAATCATAAGTACTAGCCTTAATAAAAAGACTATAACTATTCATAAACCCCAAAGAACTGACCCAAAAATTTCACCTAACATACTAGTTAACAAGATATGAATATCTGAAATGAAAGATAAACTAATCAAAGTTAAAGCAGATAAGACTAAAGGTATTATTAGACTTAATAATGGTCTTAAATGGTTTATCATACTTACAACTAATGGGGACACTCTTGTACTAACAAGAGTTATACAAGCATTTGTAGTTGGGTCACCAGGTTTCCAATTAATAGGTGTCCAACCTGAGGGATGACGTTGTTGCGGTTCCTCTTGTATTTGCGGCTGTGTTTGCGTCTGTGTTTGCGTCTGTGTTTCCGGCTGTATTTCCGGCTGTGTTTCCGGTTGTGCTTGGGACTCTCTTAGTCGCTGTGTTATCTCTTCCGTACGTAACCGTTCTCTTATTAAAAGAATTTCCCTTTGAATAGCATCAATATCTCGCTGAGCAGTACAATTAGGATTTGAAATTAGTTTATCTTGGTAAAACCATAAATCAGCCTCTAATTGAACTAGCTGTTCATTTGTAGGTATTAATCTTCTCTGCCTACGTCATTCAATAAATCTACCACTCCGCTCTACAGGTGTATCCCAGCCTGGATATGCTGCTATAGGAGGAGAGGGAAGACGGGGTATTAATTCTGGCGATGCAGAATTACGAGTAGTTAGTGGTGCTGCCCTTAGTTGATCGATTATTCCATATGTCGATTCAGAACGATGGTTATTTAAGGGTACTCCCCTTTGCTGATCGAGTACTCCATCTGGCGATGGAGAACGACGGGTAGTTAATGGTACTCTCCTTTCCTGATTGATTATTCCATCTGGCGATGCAGAACGACGGGTAGTTAATGGTGCTGCCCTTAGTTGATCGATTATTCCATCTGGCGATTCAGAACGACGGTTAGTTAATTGTACTCCCCTTTGCTGATCACGATTATAGGGCTGCCATCTAGCACTGAATTTTGGCGGTACACTATGTAATGGAACATTTGCAAACGAGTGGGGCTTAGGACAGCATTCATATTCTCAATTTATATAATCATGATATGATATATTTTTAAATTTACTTGGTAATAAAACCAAGAAGAAGAAAAGATGTTGATATAATATAGGATCCCCACCCCCTGCTACCTCAAAGAATGATGTATTAAAGTTACGGTCCGTTAGAACCATAGTTATTCCCATTAAAATTGTTGGCCTACTTGATGAAATCACATAGCTTAGTGTTGTTCTTTAAGCTTAAAAAGGTTATTAAACCTTAGTGTAGGCACGCAAACACTCTCGTGCTTGATCGGACTATATCTTATATTTTTATATAAATTTTCAGGTTTTGGTTTTACCCTTGCAAAAAAAATATATTTTATTTTTAGGCTACCTAGCAGCCCCCTACAATATAAATTTTTTCCACAGAGGTGAAAGCAAGGATAGGGAAGGTATATGTTTTTATATATATTTAAATATATACCTACCTTTATAAGGCTTTTTAGTTTTACTTGAGGAAGACTTTCCACTAGGGGGTAATAAATAATTACTAATGCTTCCTGCATGTACACCTATGGCTCTAGAAAGATCCCTTATTGAGGGATATTGTTGGGTCATTCCTGTCTCAAGATCTATTACTTCTATCAGAACGGGGTGACGTCCAGCTCTTTCTGGCCTTTTCCACCCTTTTTTAGCTTCCGACATTTTGGCTCGGACTTCTTCAGAAACTATATGACCAGTGGCATTTCTGTTACCTTTTTTAGCCTCTGACATTAATTTACGGGCTTCCTCTGTATGTTTACGACCACGAGGGGAACCGGCTGTAGGTAGGACATTATATTTAGGGTTTAATTTATCGATATAGTATTGTTCTCTTTCAAGGCACTTTTCTGGAGCACAGTATTCTAAAATCTCTAGTTTAAACCCTGAGTACCCGTATTTTAATAGAGCTCTAGAAATGTACATACCTTTACTACCTTTTGTAAGATAATAATGGCTATAGTATTTTCTAAGTCTGACCCCTAGGCTCACACTACTACCAATATATACTTCACTATTTTTTAAGTTTACCCAAAGATAAATACCCGATTTACCTCTATTTTCGGTAATTATAGCTTGCTTATCTAGATCCGCATTTAAGTAGATTTTGACTGGAACTACTGACCCTTCAGTAGAATCGTGTCTGTGAGCACTTAAAAATAGAGGGTTCCCCCTTTTTAAGTTGTAGAAGTTTTGTAAATGATCAAAAGTAAAATTTGTTCTGAAATTGTTCATACCTGATTTGATCTTTACTATTTTTTTCTTTCCTTCATCTGTATTATGCTCCTTTTTATCAAACATGTCTACTACTTCCATTCAATCTAATGAATCTAAATGTTTAGTTCCAAATAGAGGAAATTGTAAAAGATAATTTTTAGCTTTAATATTACCTTTAAGATTAGTAGTTCTAACTCTATACTCAGGTTTCGGTCTATCCGATCTTATTTTTTTTACTTCTGTTTCTAAAAACTCAGCAATATTACTTAAGAAATCGAAATTATCATATCCTTTGTGATCTTCTCGTCTTTGAGAGATTTCTAATCTACATTCTAATTTTTTCACGACCACCAAATTTATCATGCAAATAAATAAGACAAATTAATTGTCTCTTCCTTTATTCATTCCGGCTTTTATTTCTTTAATTTGATTTACCCCTTTTTCTGTTAAATGAACTTTATTATTCATTAATTCTACGATTGAAACAAAAGCTAAGAAATCTAAATATTTTACCCCTTGTATGGAGTTTTTCTGAAATAACGGAACAATCTTATCTGTGATATCCGTTAATTTTGTAACTACATAGTCTACCGCTGTTTCACTAAGATATACATTACCGCACCCTAAGTAGTCAACTAGACTTCTAAATAATTCTTGATCTCTAAAATGCTGAGTTAATTTAAATACTAAAACAATTTGATATCCTGTCAGAGATGTACTTGATTTAAGAATCCTTATTAAAAAGCATCCATCAGCTGAAGCAAATCCAGCTAATCATTGAGGATCTCTAATTTTAAAATCTGAGACACTAGGTCTAGGGTAGGAAATAATATTTGCAAATGAGTTTTCTAATATAGGAGAAAGACCTCTATTTAAAGAAGCCTTTAAAGATACAATTTCACGTAATCCTTGTTTGCTTAAATGTTGTTTATTTTTTACAATATCAAAAGCTTTTTTAAATAAACAATAATCCGCAAATTTCTGGGTAATTAATGGATATTTATCAAAATGGTCTCTTATTAATAAGAGATGTTTATTAGAAAAGACTTGATAATAAACAACATCCTTCTCGTGATAAATTTTCCCAACTCCAAAGAATTTTTGAATTGAATAAAGTAAAACGGCATCCTTTTTGTGTAATCCTATCCTGAACACAAGTTGTACTGTTCAACCTGTAGAATACTTGGAGTTTTTTCTAATGTAAATCATAAAGCACCCTTCACCGTCCGAAAATCCTGTGACAAATCAAGGGTTCATAGTTATTAATTTATCATTAGCCGAAGAATAAAATCTGACTACATTTATTTGTTTAGACGGGATTTTGGTTCTAGGGTTTTTTACAAAACCCGTTAGAGTATTCCTTAAACAAGAAGCACCACCAACTTGTCAACAACCATCTACTCGTTGCACTTTTACTGCATTATTTATTTTTTGAAATAAACCTCCTACAGAAGAAGTAAAATTTAAAAGTAAACATGCAGACTTAGCTACGCGATTGTCCATTGCACTTTCGATTATATGGGTGTCCCCGTAATTTGATTGTTTAACTCCCACAGTTTGTGATTTCCCAGATCACATGGCAGGAGAAGGATATTTACCTGAAAGAGTAGTTCTTACTTGAAAAGAAGCGTCTGCTTCTATAAACCCTGACAGTCATGGGTTGGAATCGATAGAGTCTATACATACAGGATGTTTTTCAATACTAGTTTCTTTAGTATTATTTAAAAAATCGATTAATGCATTAAGACTATGTATTTTAGGTGTTCTCATATTTCCATTTACTAATGAAATAACTAATAATATACCTTCATAGCTATTTATGGTTAATATATAAGCATCTACCCCTTTTTTTCTAGATAATGAACCTACACCTAACTCTTTTTGAACAAGTAGAGCTAAAGGTAAATCTTTTAAATGAAAAACTATTTGTATAGCGGGGTAATTTAACTTACCTTTAGGGCTTATTAAAGTTTTGGGTGTAATTATTGTACCATCACCTTCAATAAGCCCGGTTAAATAAGAACTAAAAAGGGATTTATTTAAATTATTACTGTTGTTATCAGTATGAATACATCTAACAGTTGTGCATAAAGGAAAGGTCAAAAGTTGCAAACTACAGCAAAAATATTTTGGCGTATAGCCTCTGAGGTTCTCTAAAAAGTTCAAACTTAATAGATTACCTGCTGGTTGCGATATACTTTCGTATAACTGTTCCCAGAATACAGCCAAATTTAGAGCCGGCAGATTTAGTTTACCGGCTAAAACAGGAAGAGATAATAATAGCAGAACTGCGGTTATTACAACAGCTCATGCAAATAGAATTAATTTATGTAATCTTATACCAGGACTTCTCATATTAAATGCAGTTGTCATGACTAAAAATAGTTAAAATAGTAACTATTTGTGGACTATATCTTAAGCGTATTAATATACGGTCTATAACGTGTAGTCTCTGAAGAACCCTATCATAATTAAAATTACTTTGGTTTCCTGCTGATTAAGCATAGCTTACAAGATTTTTACTATTAAGTACTTATAAACACTGAGCTATCCCAGCATACAGTTATAAATTTTATATGAATCCCATTACAACGTATTTTCTTTCACATATTCACATAAATATCCTTTATATTCTTTACCTAAATCAATGTGTTTAACTAATGTTACTTGAGAAGCAGATAAACCTTTGTAAATATTCCACACAATTACCTAAACTAGGAAATACAACAGTGTCTTCTAATTTATTCACACATGTTAATCTAACAGGTTTAGATTTAAACCCTCCTACCCTCCCTAGTCTATGTGAGTTATAAAGAACTCAACAGAAGACTTAACTAAGGTCAATTGCTACAAACCTGTTTTAAAAAATGCAAATAAAAAAAAAGGGATTTAATCATTAAAATAGTTACCTTTAAGTATACTCTATTTGGCTCTTATAATATATGTGTTATCAAAACATTCACCTGAAAGCATGAATTTTTTCAATTTAGACCCATATATACCTAACTCCTTGCTAGCAGCATGTATAGTTGAATACTCTTTTATTTCACTAGTTTTTATGTTTTCCACTATGATCGAAGAATACCCTGGCTTAGTTGTTTTAACACTGTTTTTGTTGTCGAGTGGAGATACTTTTATTTCTCCTTCTCCTAATATATAATATGTGTTTTTTAATAATTTACCAGAGATTAAATAATTTTTAATTGTTGTTCGATCCACACCTATTGCAGTAGCAGCATGGGAAATAGTCTTATAGTGTAGATTTTCTCCTTTTTTAATATTATTTATACAAATTTTTGTTCCAACAGGATTGTTTTTTCGGGATGTTTGAATTTTTTGTTTAGTTTCCACCGAGTGTATATGGCCTAATTTAGCCTCACTCATTTTTTCTCTAGTTTCAATACTATGTTTTTTTCATATACGGTGTTTTAATGTATCTTTAAGTTTGGCAATAGCCGTTTCACTAAGTTTTCTTCCTGTTAATGCGGCTTTAATCTTTGCACGTGTTTCTTCGGAATGTTTATTACGTTTCCGAAGTAGTGCAGCTTCTCTAATTAAACACCGAGTTTCAACAGTATGTTTTAAACCCAATTTAGCGTATCTCATTTTCATTAAGCTAGCTTTTGTGTGTCTGTATCCTAATAGTGAACCTCCTACACGTAATATATTATATTCGGGGGGGGTTAGCTTTTCTATGTAATAAGTTTCTCTTTCGTATAAAACAGAAACATCACAATATTCCAATATATCTAATCTAAAGCATCTAATTCCATATTTTAATATAGATATATAGATCAACATTATAGATCTTTTAAAACACGCGTTATGTGTGTATTTGAATAATAACAACTTAATCTACGTTTTAAGTTTACACTAGAACCTACATAACATTTACCATTTAAGGTGTTTGTTATAAGGTATATTCCGCATTTTCCTTTATTTTCATTTAATATTTGCTTTTTATATGTAAACATAGATTCATATTGGTGCATACTAAAGTTTGGATGTTTGCATTTATTTTCAGCGGATTTCGCTGGGCAAAGAGCAGATGTGGAGAATTTACGGGTCTGACCTAAATCATTTAAACCTTTTAATTTAGATGGATTTAAATCCAATTTTTCTGTAATATAATTAGTTGTTAATAATTTATTTTTAAACCCTTGTCCCCGATTTTTATTGTATTTAACTCTGTCCTTTTCCAGCATTAAAGCTAAATCTAAATCAGACATATCTTTAACTTTAGCAGTTAACACCGGTTCAGTTGAAAAAATATACTTACCTAAATAAAAAGTACCGTTTTTTAAATGTTTAGAAAATGTTATATGATGAACATTTAATTTTCTAATAAAATCTACTTGTTTTGTTGAAAAAAAATATAATATACTCATATCTCTGTTATACATATATAAACTCTTTGAGTTTGACCCGCTAGGGTTATTTGCTACTCTTATGGTATTTAATGTGAAACTAGAGTCTAACAAATAATATTGTTCTAATGCAATTTCTGACCCTTTAATATAATTATGATAAAAAGGAAAAACTTGTAAAGAGAAATTTTTCAATCCTTCTCTATGTAAAATAGGGATTAATAAACCACTCTTTCTATGAGACAAATTTATATAGCCGTTTAATCTAAAAGCCAGCTGTGATGATGAACCTACATATTTTCTACCTGTAGTAATATGTGTAAAAATATATATACCAGGAATTCTTTGTTTACTGTTAGGTATACCAAGTTTATCTTTAAGAACATCCTTAGTTATACTTTTTTGATCTAAATTAGTTAAAGTAAAACTTGCAGTATCAATTAAAGATTTTAATTCTTGTTCTGTAATTTTAATATTACAGTAAGCTAAAATTTCATTAATTTTTTCAGCAGTCACAATTTCACCGCTATTTATTTGCTCCACAGCTATTACATGTGCATGTTTATTAGGACCGGTTCTACCCAATATCTCTTTTCAACGTTTATCCAATTTAGGTTTATCATTGTTTTCAGGGGAACCCTTTTTTTTAGAGTTATTGTCTTTTTCATTGTTATCCTCACCATAATTATTATCTTTTTCAGAGTTGTTTTTAAACATATATTTGGATTTATTGCTACTAAAGTAACATTTATTAACTGTTGATTGAAAGGTTGTTGAATATCTTAAATATATAAGAAATACGTTTAATCTTAAATTCATAGCACCTAGAAGGGAGCTAATACCAGATAGATGTAATCCAAAGATAGCTAAATCCACACTTGGACCACTGTGACTTTGTATACCTGATAGGGGAGGGTATCAAGAATGTTGGTAATCTCATTGTAGTATGTACAATTATCATTACACGCAATGCTTTTTTTTACATTGTTCGGACTATACCTTAGCCTAAAAAAAAATAATTTGAACTTTAATGCTAGTAATAAATATCTTCTAGATAATTTTAATGGAATAGCTTTTAATTTGAACTATTCTATCTTATTAAGCCACGGTGCCGTCTCATCTATGATAAGAAGGCTGGGTAAAAAAAGAACTGTTGCACAGTTCTTTTTTTTTTTTAGCGAATATTCAGAGCCGATAAATAGTATTATTATTAGATGTTAATCTGTAAAATGATATAAAAAAAAGCTAAAATTTACCTATATTTAGAACTGCTTTTATAATTAAAAGTAGCTATTTCAACACCATCTTTTAATAAAACAGCATGATAAAGTACACCTTTTTTATTATAATACTCCGTTTTTTCAATCTGTTTCTTTACTTTACCATCTACAAGTATGTTTTTTCAATAAACCCTATAAATCTTCCTAACTTTATGGTCATAACTTGTTTCTATTCCTTCACCATATTGTGATAAAGAGTTTTTTTTTCTATAATTATAAGTATAAACCTCTTCCCTGTCCTCATCTTCGCTATCACTATTTGCTGTTAAAATAGTACTATTATTAGGACCATTATTAGGATTATTATTATAATTATGGCTATCCGGATCATTGTTTCCTGTATTATTGTTTTCTGTATTATTGTTTTCAGAATTATTCATTTTAAGAATATATCCTACTACATTTTTTAAAACAGATATTAATGTATTAGTTATAATACCTATTATTATTCCCAATAATAATTTTTGTAGATAATCCAGAAAACAGATTAAAAATGTTTTTATAGTAGGATGATTACATAAAATATATTTAGTGTTATTTAAATAGTATTTAAGCATAGATACACTATATAATAACCCTAAATTTGCATAGTATGAAAATGGGTCTTCTGTAAATACACCCAAAGCTATTAAAACCCACAACCCCCTATAAGTTAATATAATTTTATCTATATTTAGATATATAGAGTAAACAAAGATAATAATATAGCTAAATAATTTATATTTTTTATATTTATTTAACAGATAGTTAAAAAAGCCAGAGTAATATTTGCATAGTTCTCAAAATACTTTATGAAGAATAATCCTATTAACTCAAGAAAAGAATAATTTAGCTATAATAGATGAGGTTGGTATTATTCAATATGTTAACAAATCATTATTTACACTAAAAGTATTTATTTTAGTATGATAATATTTATTAACAATAGAGCAATCCAATATAGTTGGTATATTAAATGTGCTACTTTTAAGTAAAAGATTGTTATTAGCTAAATAAATTTGTAATTTATCATTTACAACTCTTTTATTATGCAACAATTTAAAACTATCATTAACTCTTTTTTCATTAATATACAGGTACACCCAGTTTTTCTTAAGTTTCAGTTTCCTAGTAATTTCTCAAAGTAAATGCTGTTTATTAAAATTTCCTTTCTTTTTACTATATGATCTAGCTCAAATTGCATATTGAACATTTTTCATACCTACTAAATTATACTTAAAATAATGTATTAAATTTTCTACGGTTTTAGAGTTGGTAGTGTTTAAGATGTAATAATTATATTTTTCTTTATATCTAATAACAGTTGGAATATGTAACAATATTCTTATAGCCTCTAAAACTATTATGTCTGACTTCTGACAAATTACAAACCCATGCGCTATTCTATTATAATCTTCAGCCACTAAATAAAAATTAGCTTCTCCTTCTATAAATCCACATAACCAAGGTTTGGACACAATATCAGATGCCGTTTCATAATTTAACATAAAACCTACTTTTTCTCAGGCTGGAGCTAAATAACTTTCAGCTAAACATTTTTCCTTTAATTCTAATAAAAGTTTATCTTTTTCTAACCTATGTAAAGCAAGGTTAGTTATAATAGCATATGCTTTTTTTAATTTGCTGTAATTAAAATATTTACTAGTTAAAAGAGGATATTTATCAAATATAGGAAATAGTACATCCTTTATATTTCCCCAATCTCTTATTACTATCTGTGCTTTGCCATTATCTTTAGTAATAGTTCCTATACCTAAGTTAGTTTTAATATGATATAAAACTCTTAAATTATAGCTAGGTTGAGCTATTTTGTATTGTAATATTCATTTACCATTTTTTTTATAGAAACTAAAAGTACCTTCTCCATCTGTCATTCCTACTAACCATTGTTCAAATCATTTTTTTTTATTTTTCACAAGATACTCTTTATTAAGTCTCTGATGGATTACAAAATATTTCTTTGCTACCCAGGCGTATTTCCCCCATGTAGTAAGCATTTTTACATACGATTTAAACAATCATGAGTATCTTAATCCATAAAATACTAGGGGAGATTCACGCATCGAAAAGAGTTTAAAACCTCTTAAGGTTGAAAAAAAAAAGCCATTGGAGTACTCCATAGTAAGAGTTCACCCTGTCCCTACCCCATTTTCAATAACACCTGCAAATAAGAAAAGAACAATACTAGGTAATAATAGTAAGTAACTTATATTATTAAGTCTAGGGAATCCCATGTCAGGTCCTCCTAGTCCTAATGGAAGTAAAAAATTACCAAATCCACCTATTAAAGCTGGCATACGCTTTATCACTAATTTTCATCAATGCGCGGACTATATCTTTACCTTTAAATAATAAATATTTACTAAGGTATTCACGTGTAGTCTCTGAAGATCCTACTACATAAAAGCGTTTAATGCTACAATGAGCCCAATTATGTTTGGTTTCTGGCTGATTGCCTAATACTTTGAAATGTAACTGTTTCATGCCGCTTTTATATAAAATAAAGTCTGCATAACTAGTTCCAAAGTCTCTAAAGGGATCCCAGCAAACAGTGAATGTAAAGTAAGACGTTTCCATCTTACCCGGCCATGCCATTATATATTAAAATTTATAAGTAAATTTTCATTTACCTCGATAATAACCTGATTTCTCACCTTTTAAGTATTGTCTAATAACTTGACGGTCACCTTTTAAATGTTTAGCTAAACTATTTAAAGAGTTAAATTCTAAATTTTTCTTAGGTTCATCCTTAAACTCTGCTAATATAGATTTAGCTGCAGGGTGTTTAACGATATAAACATCTCGTTTATCTGAAACTAAACTTTTAATTTCATCTAAATGTAAAAGATTCATTTCAGGAGCTTCTTCTATTAAATCTAAAGAGAAAAAGAAAGTATCTAGATATATATTACCTAAGTTTAAACAATCATTTAAAGTATTATGATGCATATTGATCAAATCATATACTTGTTGTTTTGAGTCAAATGCATATAGCAAAGCAAGATCTTCCACATTATACATATATACTGGAGTACCTCTTTGTTTACGAAGCTTTTCACGCATTTCTTGACTCATTGGTTCATGATGTCCAGAACCACTAGCAACTAGATCTACATTAAGATTTGGTTTTAAACTATCAATAAAGTGTTGTTCCAATTCCACTATCTGTTCTAAACTAGATTTATCCTTCATAATATAAATAGTTAACTTAATATTACTAAAACCATGTTTATTTAAATAACGTAAAACTCTTCTTGCTTTAGTCTTAAGTATAGATGGCATAAAATAAGAACTTATTCTATTATAAAGATTAATGGAATGTCCCACATACATATGTTTACCGTCTAAAGTTTCTCATATGTAGACACCTTTTTGTTTTTTAGATACTTCAAGTACAATATCCCTATTATTAAAAGGATCCTCTACTAATACTTTAACATAATTGTGTTTTTTACCTTTACCGTTTTCGTGTGGGTTATCCTCATTATCACGATTTTTGTTATCGTTATTGTAACCTTTATTATCACATTCACTTATTAAGGATGAGTTGTTATTATCACTATCTACCATTTTTTTTTCAGAAAAAAAGGTAATAGGTTGCGATTTTAATATAAAATATTTTTCGACCATAAAGAAAATCATTAAAATTGCATGAGCTGTTATTATACTGTTATATAGTTGATTGTCCGCTATAAATTGAACACCAGGTCCAGACAGTTCTAACCTGATTAACACCGAAAAAGCAGTTCCCACTAATCCTGAAAATAGTGCGTATATAAGGTATAATACACCAATATCTTTTGCGTTTGAAGATAAAAATCATCTTTCAAATCACATACTAATTCCTGATCTTTGTAACCAAAAATCATTTTTTTTTCCATCTTCGTAGATGGGTACTATATTACCGCTTCCTGATCAATTCCAACAAGGCTCTTTTTTCTTACAAACAGTCATAATTTTTTTTAACGGACAAGTGTAGTTATATATAATACTGATACTGATACTGTTAGTACCTGTTAGTATATATATTGCTAAAAAAGACAATTTTACTACAGTTTATTATACTTTTTTAGGTACTAGTGATAAAAATGTAGGTTTATAATACTATAAACTATATTTATCACAATTTACTGTTTAATCTACTTTCCTTACTTATTTTTTAATAAGAAATTAGATTTTAGCTTTTTATTTTTTTTAAAGAAAAAAAAAAGCAAAAAAAACTTTATATTCTTTTTATAGTAAAAACCTATTAATCTATTAATCTACATAACCACAAAAGTATTTAGAAAAAAAATCGTCTAATTTATTATTTTAGATCCCTGATATAGTATGTGTTTGTGTAAGTGAAATTATTCTAAAAATTTGTTTTTTTTAGCTCCTGATAATTTATGCGTTCGTACAATACATCTAAAATAACTTTTTCTATGTAAAAAAAAAGAAAATTATCGTTTTTTTTTTTCTTCCTCCCTTTTTTATCCTGCCTAAAAATAGGTTTTATCCTACAATAAAAGGATATGAAGGATATGAAGGAGTTGAACCTTATATATATGATCTGCAATCAAAATGCATAGCCCTATGCAACATATCCCTTTATTTTAAATAATATATAGGCTTTTTAAATGTAATAAAATATTTTTAATCTAATATAACTACGTAAAATAACTTGCTATAAAAAAATTTTTATGTATAAATTGTTTATTATTTTAGATAACAACAGGTAAAATAAATATTATATATATTATAATATAAAAATAGACCCTACTAGAATTTGCCAATTTCTCAGTAAAGTGTAATAATGTTGGATGGGTTAGCCCTAGATTCTTTTTTTAGAATAATCTAAATAATAGATCTATTATTACATGTTATGAATTTAATTCTAAAAAGTTTTTTTTTAACAAACTAGCCGAAGGGCTGGGCTCAGCTTGAGGGAGGCCTCGCCTAGGTATTATATCTAACTAGATATTAAATAATTCTTAGTGTTTTTTGTATTATTTATAGATAAATTTTAAGATAAAATCTATCAGATAGAACTATTTTCCCTATCTGAGACTCAAACTCAGATAAAGAAATTAGGAAAATCTTGTTTTACCATTAAACTAATAGGGACTCTTTTAAGACACATATATTAAATAGTTTAACCTATTTAGTACCCATTAGCATTTAAGTTATGTTTTGCCCTACCTAATATATAGGTATACTATACATAATAAGTAGTAAGAAATAAAGGATTTTTTTTTATTTAACTTTTCACCTCTAAACACAAGTTAAATACCTATTTAGCTTAACATATAGGGCTTTAACATGAATGCTTAGTCTTCTCCCTTTCAATTTAAAACCTAAATAGTAGAAAATATTTTCCAGCTAAAATACAGATTTATCTAACTGGGATTTGCTTTTTGTTTTTTTTTTATTATAAAAATTTATAAGGTAATTACCTTTCACAACAAGTTAACTAAAAAAACAATTTTTATAAATTAAATAAAAAAAATATACTATCCTTTGGGGATGATCCCGGTCCCCTTCAGAAAATATGTACCAGATTTAAAGGTTAGTCCTCCTCGGGGACTGTTTGCCCCCACATCTTTTTTTTTTTTTTAGAAAAAATGTGGGAGGGCTAGAGAGATTCTATATTTGCTATTATAGTACTTACATGAGTTTCCCCATGTCTTGAAAACCATTCAAGTATTATGACGTATAATGAAGCCTGTTAAAGTATCTAGTAACCATTCTAGATGGTGCACCATTTAGAGTTCTTGCTGTTAATGCATTATCTCTTGCAGATAATGCACGAAAAGATTCTGCGAGTAAATAAAAATTAAAGTTTTGTGCTTCATTTATAGCATAAATCTTTTGCTGATTAATATTATTTGGATCACAACAATAAACAGTAGTAAAACAGGGTCTTCATTAATGTAATTCTAATGCATCTTTTATGTAAGAGCAAGATAAAACTACAAACACTTGACTTACGTCAAAAAAAATCTTAATATGATTAGTTAATAATAAAGAAAAGCTACTATGAGAATAAAACCTAACTATACCTCTTTGGTATATAGACTTACACCAAAAAAGGTACAGAATGCTAAATATGAGACAAAATAACATAACATTATACAATTGCTCGGATGATTTTGAATATCTGTTTTTATTCATAGACTTTTTACAAAGATCTAGTTGATTTATATCCTCTGAGGTTAAATTTTTTAACCCTTTTCCTAAATTTTTGTATAATATCCCTAACGCAATGCTAAAATAATAAAAATCAATATCCTTTCCGTTATTAAGAAAATATGTCTGAAAAAAAGGTAAGATTATATCATAAAGTTCTTTTTTATTTCTTACGTATATATATCTCATATTATTACAATCCTTCTGAATAATACCGCATTCTAATATTTCTATAATTCTAAGTAAAAGAAATTCATCCCTCTTATTTTGAGCTATTGAAAACCCGGCATTGTAATTAGGCCATTTTGTATCATAGTTGGGACTAATGATATAAAACGAACCATCCGCTGCAACGAACCCAGCAACGTAATATGGAGATAATTTAAATGTATTTTTAACAAAGACGTTAGAAGTGTCGAAGGGTACTATATCTGAAAATTGACTATCTTTAAATACTGCAGCATCTAAACCTTTAGGTAAAGCAGCCTTTAAGCTTAAGACTTTTTTAAAGCCATCTAAAGTTAAGTGTTCCTTATTTTTAATAATAGTAGCAACTTGTTTAAATATAGTATAAGATACTACTTTCGTAGATTGTAACGGATATGATGAAAAATGAGGAATTATTACTTCTTGTATATCCTTTATATTAGTTACTCTAAAGTGAACGTACCCTGCTGCCTCCGTTATCTCACCTTTGTTATTAAAATATTCCTTTAATTTTTGTAATATTTTTATATCGCTAGTGTGAATACTGATTTGATATATTAATCTCACAGTATAATTTTATTTAGCTGTTTTAGCTTTAGCAGTATTAACCATAAAGCAACCCTCAGCGTCCGTATACCCTGTAACTCATCAAGGGTTTAATCCCTGAGATTTGTTATTGTTATCATTAACCGTAGAATAATATATTCTTGTGATTTGAGCTGGAAAATTTTTATTTGGCCCTTGAGTTTGTACAAGACAAGAGTCTCTTGTATAGGGTGAAAAAGAAAAAGGTAAGGGAAATGGGAAAAAGCTGGAGGTTAGGGTATTTTTACTTGAAACGTTCCCTAACACATTATCCCTAGCCGGTAAACCTTTAATGATAAGTTTGTCTACTGACAATAAATATCTTTTAATTACTAATGTAGTTCTAATGCATCTTTTATGTAAGAGCAAGACAAGACTACAAAAACTTGAGATTGGATAAATGCAATACCTAATTCTAATCCAGAGAACGCTATTATAAACAGCAACGGTAATACTCCTAATAAAAAGAAAATTATTCCTGAACTCATAATGTTGTATGTAAATCCACTTAATATATTCAATAGCATGTGCCCACTTAATCGTTCAACAATTCCACCCTTAGATTATATTATTTTATTAATATAAAAAAAGATATATACTTCAATTACGAGATGTACTAGAAAAGTATACGACGTATACCTCAGAATACTAGTCTACTAATTTGAACAAATATTTTCCTTTAAAAGGTTTAGTTCTATTTTCTTTTAAATATAAAGATATACTAGTTTGACGATATATGTAATATATTAATTGTACACACTTTTCTCATGTCAGATAATTTAAATTAATTTAAAGAGGTAAGTACCTCTAAACGGAGTTTTTCGTTTCCCAATTCGAAGAATTGGAAATACTAGACGGAGATATTCCTATAGCTTCAGCTGCTGAACTAAGCGAAGAATATTTAATGACTTCATTTGTATTAATATTAGTTACTTCTATACTTTTACCTTCTCGTTTAACGGAGTCTAGCTTGGTTATAGTGTACCTTCCAGCTTTATATCTAGTTGGCGTCAGAAAGTATACTTTGGTAATACTAATGCCTTATTAGTTAATTAATGAGACCCATTCTCTTCCTTTATTCAATCCAGCTTTAATTTGACAGATCTCTTTAAAACCTTCAGTGGAAAGATGAGATTTATTTTTAACTAGTTCTGCTGCTTTACATCAGTCCGCAAAATCTAAAGCTTTGACACCCACAATAGGGTATTTATTAAAAAATGGAATGATTATCCCAGTTAAATGCTCAAATTTTGTGACTCTTAATTCTGTATCATCATTATTAACACGAGCACGGCAAGTACCACATCCCAAATATGAACTTAATTTTTCTATCAATTCTTTATCCCTAATATGTTGATTGATTGAAAATACAAATTGGATATACTTTTTAGAATTAGTAATATTAATCGAAAAACAACCGTCACCGCTTGTAAAGCCAGCTAATCAGTAAGGGTTACTAATGTCGATATTTTCAACTTTAGGTCTTTCAACAGGAATAATATTAGGGAAAACTGATTTTAAACTCGTTGGAGCACCTAAATTCATGGAAGCTTTAAGATTGAGAATCTTTTGAAAACCTTCCACAGTTAAATGTTCTTTGTTGTACATAAGATTTACAACTTGTTTGAATAAAATAAAATCTGCTCTCTTTTTAGAAATTAAAGGAAATTTTTCAAGATGTGGAATAATTACTTCCATTAAATCCTTAACAGAAGTAATACTATACTGTACCATGTCTTTAGCCTGAGGCTTAATATTACCCACTCCAAAAAATTTTTTAATAAATTCCAAGATCTTTCGATCTTTTTTATGAAGACCTATTACGAATGTAGCTTTAATTCTTCAACCCAGTTTCGAGTCGGGGTTGATAACTATACTAACAGAGAAACAACCTTCAGCATCAATAAAGCCAGTTACTCAGTAAGGATCTAAATCCGTAACTAGGTTAGAGAAAACCTCAGAAGTATTAGTAAAACAATCACCTTTTGTAGGGGTGTTAGAAAACGCCCTACGCGTGGTAGCAGTAGTTAACCCATTATTAGATAATTTACCTTTGAACAGATAAGATAGGTTTTGTGATCTGATATTGCTTCTTAAATTGAAACTAAGGGGAAAGACTTGAAAGCCTTTCTTGTTTGAATACCATGATTTTATTCGTTCACAACTTTATCCTTTTTTATAAATATCTTTAATAATGAAAATGGTGTCAACTTGTCCATTTGAAAACGAAGACTCGTTATTATTTAAACAATTTAAAAGTCGTTTATGAGATATACCCAAAAATTGGTATGCAGCTTTCATTGTAGAGAATTCTTTGGTAATGCCTAAAACAGCATTAGTTATTAATACAGCCTGTCTTGAATTAGTTAGATTAGAGGAAGAAGAGTCATCTGAGATAGAAGTAGCTTTAGTAATCATATAGCCTTTGCATGGCTTATTATTAATTAAATACCTCTTAACAGTAGTCATATCAACACCTAAAAACTGAGCAGCCTTTATCATAGAAGTAAATTCTTCACTCCTACCTGTTTCGATATTAGAAAGAATTATCGGCACTCTAAATGGGTTATTTTTAGCCATATTTTCTAGATGGTCTTTAGATAACTTTCGGCCTAACATAATCTCTCTTTTTAACTTAATAACTTCTTCTAATTCATTTCTACTTTTGGATGAAATACTCATAAGTTTAAGAGAGGCTTCAGTATGTTTATATCCTAGATTAGTTAGAAAAAAAAGTAAAAAAATCATATTTTTTATTTTTTTTCTTACTGCTGTTTTTAATATATTGTATTCAGGGTTTAAGTTATCTATATAGAATTGCTCTCTATCCAGTAATATTGAAATAGGACAATATTCTAAAATCTCTAACCTAAATCCCACATAACCATATTTTAAAAGTGCCTTACAAATAAGAGATGCACCTCGCTGACTGCTTGATAAATAGCTATGATTAAAATATCGTCTAAATCTATCTTCCTCTTACTTACTATATAACTAAGTATTATTTACTTCTACTTTCTCTACTTTGTACCGCTTTTTAAGTACGAGGATATCTTCATTGGTATTCTTAAACCTCTTTGATATGGCAGCTTGTGAAACTCCCATTCCTTCTGCCGCTTTGGTTATGGAAGGATAGACGGAAGTTTCATTTGTTATTAAGTCTAAAACTCTTAGGGATGTCCCCCTATCTATACTCATTTTTGATTTCATTGATTCTGAAAGAACAGATTTACCTGATTTGGCTAAGGCAATTAAGGCTCTTGTTTCTTTACTATGTGTTTTACCAAAATTTGGGTTATTCACACCTTTATTCGCAATACTAAGTAATTTTTTAGTCTCTTCAGAAATTTTACGCCCTTTAGCTGAGTTACTCATTTTAATCCTGGCTTCCTCAGAATGAACATATCCAAGTCTTGAACCTGCTGTAGTAAGTATATTATATTTGGGTTTTAGTAAATCAAGATAATATTGTTCTCTACTTATTGCGTTTTCTGCCGCACAGTATTCTAATATTTCTACTTGAAAGTTTTTTAAACCATACTTTAAAATAGCACTATATATTAGGCTTTTACCTTTTAATAATTCTAAGGTAATATTCCCCAAGCTATAGTACTTTCTAAACCTATCTGTAAAATTTTCACTACTACCGACATAGCTTTTACCATTCACTTTATTAACTCAACGATAAATTCCGGCTTTATTTTTATTATCATTGAGTATAATAGACTTGTAAGCAAAAGCATCTGAGTATATAACAGCAGGAATAAGACTTTCACTTGATTCATTTTTAATTTCTTTATTTAGAGTAGAAAAAGGTCTACCTAGCACTCTACAAATATAGGAAGAACCTACATAACATTTTCCAGATTCTCTATGAACTCAACGGTAAATACCTGATTTACCTTTATTTTGTTTAGCTATCAATCCTTTATGCTCATCGGGATTAGTATAGATTATAACAGGTTCAATTTCAGAGGAAGTAGCTGTATAACTTAAGCATCTTTTCCCTATAAAAGGAGTATTACTTATAAAAGCAGATGTAATACCCATTCGTATTTGACTGTGAATTCTATGAAACCTTTTTGGAGTGTAATTAATTCGTTTTAAACTTAATTTCTCTTCCATACCAGAAGGATAAGTTTTAATGAAAGATAAATAATTTAGTGATTTGTGAACAAATATACGAATCACAAATTTATCCTCAAGTTAATGTAAATTTTGTAAGAATCATACTGTATAGTTGTAACGAATTATTGTTTTCTTATTTTTTAATCTTACGATAACCCAATGCTCTAGCCCTCCCACATTTTACATGTGGGGGGGGGCAACAGCAGCAGCGGTAATAGAAGAGTATATTATAACCTCCTTAGTGTCAACGTTAGTAACCTCCACTTTATTAGAAGTTTTTTGAACCTTTTCATTAATTATATTTGTACTTGTGCGATCTGAATTAAATTTAAAAGTATATCTACCTAAAACAGGTTTATCTTGTTTCAAGTAAATATAATGCTCAATGTATCTTTTGTCTATACCTAAAGCTCGAGCAGCAGCCTTAATGGCATGGTAAATAGAAGTACTATTTGTTTTCAAATCTGTTACCTCAACTTCTATTCCATTAGGTTGACCTTTAGATAATTTAGTTAAAAACTCCGGAGATTTGAATGTCTTAGAAGCAGCTATACGCATATTCTCTATTGTAGCTTCAGAATGTGTTCAACCTGATCCTCGTGAAGGACTTCCAGGTGTTTTTAATATATTGTACTCAGGAGAGTATACTTCAAAAAAGTGTTTTTCTCTAGACATAAGACTATCTTTTTCACAAATTTCTAGAATAGTCAGACTAAAATTAGTATAACCGTACTTTAATAAAGAAGCATTAATAGCCATACTTTTTTCATTTAGCATTCTATTTACATTGTAATATTCCAAAAGTCTACGCTACCAGAATTAAAATAAAGTTTGGGGGGCAACCAATTACTACTTTTCATTATTTTCCACTTTTTCAACTTGGTAACGTTTTTTAACTACAAAGGAACCTTGTGAATTTTTAACTCTTCTACCTAATGGAGGCCGTGTAACACCCATAGCTTCAGCCGCTCTAGTTATAGAAGTATATATTGAAGTTTCATTTGTTTTTAAATCTAAAACTTTTAAAGATGTACCAGTACTTTTACTCATTCTATCTTTAGTAGATTCTAAAAGAAAACTTTTTCCCAATCTAGCTAAACTAATTAAAGCTTTAGTTTCTTTACTGCGAGTTTTTCCAAAATTAGGGTTATTGATACCTTTTTTAGCCAAACTAAGTAAACTTTTACTTTGTTCGGTGTGTTTACGCCCTTTAGCTGAATTACTCATTTTTAGCCTGCTTTCCTCCGAATAAGTACTTCCTAATCTTGAACCTGCTACAGGATTAAGATTATATTCAGGTTTACATAAATCAATGTAATATTGTTCTCTATTTATAGCATTTTCTTTTGTACAGTATTCTAATATTTCCAGCTGGAAATTAGAGTAACCATGCTTTAAGATTGCACTATATATTCGACTTTTACTACTTTTTATTCTAACTGAAAGATAAGAAAAATCATAGTACACTCTAAGTCTTCGAGCTAAATTTACACTACTACCGATATAGGTATTACCATTTACTTTGTTTACTCAACGATAAATTCCTGCTTTATTTTTAGAACCTTTGAGTATAACCATTTTATCCAGGAAAGCATCAGTATATGTTACAACCGGAATAACACTGCTTTCTCTTGGTGGATGATTAGTAATCTGTGAATAACTTCTACGATTAACAAGGTTAGCTTTAAAGGGATACCTTTTATATGATAAGGAACTAAGGGTAAGCCTATGTTCTCGTATTAACAATACTATCCTAGTCAGATATTAAAGATGTATTTGTTGTTATTAAAATTATATTATTGTTGTTATTAAATTTATATTATTGTTGTTTATTCAATCCATCTATAGAACTTCCTACGTACTTTTTACCATTCAATTTATTAGTTCACATGAGTTATATGGGGTATTGCCGCTTAGTATTCATTCCGGCTTTAATACTTAAAATTTCTTTTAAACCTTCTGACGTCAAATGTTTCTTATCTTTAATAAGCTCGGCAATCACACAAAAATCTTGAAAGTCTTTAGATTTATTACCTAATACAGGATATTCGCAAAGGAAGGGAATAATTTTATTAGTAATATCTGAAAAACCTGTTACCATAAAATCAACAGCATCTTTTCCAGTTTTTTTATAAACTTTTCCACAACCAAAATACTGAATAAAACTTCTTATAAGTAATTCATCTCTTATATGCTGAGTTATCCGAAATACTAATTTTATACCCGAACCTATTTTAGTATTAGCCTTGTAAACATTTAAAAAGAAACTACCTTCAGCCGTTATAAATCCGGCTAACCATTGGGGATTATCCAAAACTTGGTTTACTACTACAGACCTTTCAACTGGTATATTTTTAGGAAAGGCAGTCTTTAATTCTTCATTAAGGCCCCTATTCAACAAGGCCTTAATATTTATAATAGCTTTAAGCCCTTCCTCTGTTAAATGTGACTTATCTTTTATGAGCATAACTGCTTTCCTAAATAATAGATAATCCGCAAACTTATTACCAATCAAAGGATATTTATCAAAATGGGGGATAAGTATATTACAAATATCATCTAAAGAATTAAAGGTATAACTACAAAAATCTTTATGATTTTCTCCTATATTTCCTGCTCCATCAAAGTAAGATTGAATAAGCTTCAAAAGTTCTAAGTCTTTTTTATGTAGATAAATACTAAAAATAGCTTTAACACGAAAACCTAGAGAACTTTCTGAGTTTTTGGTAACACTTATTATAAATGAGCCCTCACCATCCGTGAACCCTGTTACAAAATAAGGATTAAGTTTATTAAATGATAAATTAGTATGATTTTCGGAAGTTCCTCCTAGAGAATTGTTTAAAAAAGTGTCATCCTTTTCTACAATAGGTGTTACGCTACTTTTATTAACTTTATTCTTTGTAATATCTGAATAATATCTACGCCAAATTGAATTAAATTTTAAACATAGCGGAGCTATGCAGCCAAGGGCTAGGTACCTTTTATATATTCCAGATTTGCCTTTAATATATTTAAGGATATCTAGTTTGTCTTTATCTGCATCAGAAAAAATTACCAAATCGGAAAAAGAATCGTCATTTTTTGAAGTTGAAAACGCTCTCACATTCACACCAAGAGGTATTAAACACTTTGTAAAAAAGGCATACTTTTTAAATGGATACAATAATCTACGCGATCTTACGCTATATAAGTTAAACCTATCATGTGTGACAGATCTCTTAGTGAAATTTTTAACAAAAGATAATATAATTCGTTCACAACTTTATCCTTTCTTTAAAGGTATAAATTTTGTCCCTTATTTAAAGGTGTTTATATCCTTTCTCTAAAGTATTACAGTATGATTTTACATCTTACGAAATTATCGATTATATCATTATTTTCAATTACCTATTTATTCTCAACTACAATGTTGATAGAGTAGATAAAAATAAAGAGGATAAATATTATAAAATAAGGATAGGCTATTGTGATAACTTTAATATTAGGTTAATTAATTTTGCCTAATAACCGGCTTTCCCGGCGACTAGAGTACACCTTACCATTGGTTTTACATAATGGAAGAACCGTCTACTCGTTGCTCTTTTACAGATAATTCATTATCTATTTTAGATCCGCGATCACCCATTTCTATTACTAGAATCTCTAATGATATTACTATACCCTCAATCATTAATGAGGCCAGGTAAAAAGTTTCCATATTACCTTTAGTTATTAGAGCTTTAGGGCTTCCCCGGAGTTTGGCTCTTTTACACAATAAGAATGAGGCACTTAGTCTCATTTTTTTTTTATGTTGGCTGCTAATCTTAGCCCTAATGATACGTTACGAGCGAGATAACTTATGAACTCAATAAGTACAAGTAAAGGTAGGGGTCAGCACGTTAAGTAACTGCCCTCAGAACCGTACGTGATAGTTTCCCATCATACGGCTCGCCACAAATTAACTGGTGTCCAGAGTACAATTATGATCGTCCATACTAATAGTCCTGATTTGATAAGGAGCCGGAGACCTAGTGTTACCAGAGATTGATTAACTAACTCAAATCACTAGACGCAAGGCCTAACCCCACTCTTTTCCGTCACCCGGAGGATGTAGCTCGGGGTTCACCCGTACCCTATCCTTAAGCCTCTGTCAACGGACTTGTGGTATCCCCTGATACCGAGTGCTCCGACTTCGTTCGATCCACTGGGATTACGGGGGGCTTATAACCGGCAATTTTCTTGAGCTCGTAAGCCAACAGTTCCCCTTTATGGTACAGCCTGTGGTGATACTCGCATAATGGAATTTGTTTACGCAAGAGGGCACCTCGGAATTCGGCAAAAGAGACCTCGTCACCTTTACGGTACTTAGCTCTTACGTCTTTAACCGATCTGTAATGGTGCATCTCAAGGTCATTACCAGATCCACATATCGCACAGACAAGACCGAAGCTGGACTTTGTAAGCTTTCCGCTTCATATCTTGTTAATCGCGTCCTCCACCCCTATAACATTTCCAGCCTTAAATTCGTGGATCGCCTTAAGGGATCCGGGCCTAACTAGAGCGCTCCCCGTATCGGGACATTTCAAATATCTACCGAATTTCTTGAACGCTTTACTCAACGTCCTTAGTTTATGCTTACGCGCTAAGGTAAGGGCACAGGATGCTTTCAACAACCACAATATAGAGTGTAAGCTGTTACGATTTGAAGCAAAGCTGTAGTAGTTTAAAATACCATTAATCTTAGAGTTATAAAATCTGATTATATCATGATGACTTAAGTTCACCAAGGTAGTCAGACCCTGGGGTAACATCTTCTGATCCAGGTTTTGACGTACAATACCGATTTTCTTCAACTTGCTTATAAGGGTCGTCATTGGAGCGTTCACAAGAAGTCTGGGAGTCCCAATAATCCTTTTATCTCCATGAGAGACAAGCCACTTGGAGTTTAGTCTCATCTTTGATATCTCTGCACCCAGGAAATTTCACTTCTCCTTCGCCAAGTTGGAAATAAGGGTTTTCTCAGAGTTCAACTCAAGACCGCAATTGGTCCTCAGGAAGTCCCTAATGTTGTTCCTTAGATAACCCGCATCCTTCGAGCTTCCGGAGACTAGCACCACGAAGTCATCGGCATACCGCACGTATGATAGGCGACGGAAGTCTGGATCGAAAGCGTCCACGCTTCTCATAGTTCTCATCTGTTGAAGAAGCTGATCTCTCACTGCAGGGGATTTAGATCTACCTCTTCTCGCAAGCAGACTCTTATACATAGGGTTCCACCTTCTACGGCTACCCTTACGGAAGCTTGCGGCTAGTTTCATCATATATTTATCTAGTTCATGAAGCACTATGTTGCTAAGGATAGGGCTAAGTATCCCACCTTGGGGAGTTCCGAATTTGGATCTGTTAATCTTTCCTGTTTTGGGATCAATGTGCCCAGCGCATAAGAAGTTATTTATTACACTAATAAACTTTTTATCTCCGAATTTTTCGTTAATACGTTTCATTATCACGGTGTGAGGTATCGAGTCAAAGCACTTAGTTATGTCTCCTTGTATCACTCAGTTGTATGCATTCCCAGTGAGGTAAACTTTAAGAAGCGCAGAATGGGTAGAGCGATTGGGTCTAAAGCCGTGAGACGAGGGCAGAAACAGTGGTTCGTAGATTGCTTCTAACACGGCGTGAATCGCTTTCTGGACGATCTTATCCCTAGGAGATCCGATACCGAGTGGACGGGATTTACCATTAGATTTGGGTATTTCGACACGACGACTCGGTTTGAATTTGTATCCCCCTTGCCTCAACTTGACTGCGGTAGCCTCAAATCACTCGTAATTCAACCCATCAAGCGTGTTTTTGTCCGCACCTCTGGTCATATTACCAGGTTTACTCCGAATTTCTTCATAGCACGCCACCAGGAATTTAGGATCCGCTATTAATTTAAGGACGTTATAGTATTTCTGATCAGTAATTTTGTTCTGTTCCAAGAGTTTTCTTGCAATGGTAGTCACACCGACTCGCTTAGCCACCTTCACAGGTTTGACCTTGTTCGCCAGCTTTTCTAGGTCACTATCCAATACGTCTGCTCTCAGAGTTAGTTTGCTGTTCCCCTTCGTGCTTTTAATGGCACTACTATGGAAACTCCGTCTCCGCATTACCAGGATACTCCCGATAGAGGCGGTTAGATCCCGGGGTTGCGCTGATGTTACGTTTAGAGTCCAAATCGATTTAGCCGCCTGCTTATACCAGTTGTGGCTCTTTGTATTAAGAGAGTGTGTACTTTTATGACTACTAAGAGATCTATTACCATAAATCTTAGCACAGGTACAATGATACCGATATATTCTGCTTAAGATATCATCCGCAGGTTGAAGGCACTTATAAGTATCAGGTTCGTCAGCCTCGACATGTCGATTCCCGTTTAGGCAATCTTCTTTATGGGGCAGCCCACATCATATTACCCATTTGTGTTCAGCTACCCAATCGGGAGAAATTATTCGCAACTCCCGACGTGAACACCCACGGCGTGCATCGGGTCCTAAGCCACGGTCATATATACACGAAAGATCGGACTTGATCTTAATAAACATCAGCGCCTCGCCCGGCGCACGTAATAACCCTAGAGGGCAACCCGCTGGTACTAGTAAGGAAAAGAATTTTAATCCATGTTCTTTAAACCCTAAAACTGTAGCACCTAATACAACAGTAAAGCTAAGTGAGAATGTTAAGATAAAGTGTGAAGTTGATGCAAAACTATATGGACTTCTTGATAGACATGTAGACATATCAAGCTGGACTCTATCTTGACTGCTCTATTTAGTAGAAAAGCAGCCTTTTACGTATAGTCTCTGAGGATCCCCTTATACACTATTTTTATTTGTTTGCCCTAAAATTTTTCTAGTAATTTATTGCTATAAATTACGTCGAAAAAAAATAACAACATGTAAAATGTGGGAGGGCTAAAGTACTAGTAGTATCTATAGGTTTCCTGCTGATTTTTCATTGTTTTATCTTTAGAATTATTACGTCTGGTTTGTTTTTTACTTGAAAAAACTTTTAAATATGATCGTACCTAAAGCATTAGACGTTTTTCAGCATATAGTAAAATTTTACGTATTATATTATCCATTACAATAAAACGTAATAAAAATCCAAAATTTGGGTTAGACTATTCTATATCTAAGATGTTTAGTTAAGAATGTATTCTTTTACTATTCATATTACTTTTAATTCTTTTTATATTTTCTATACCTTTTTTTGTTAAATGATCTTTAGATTTAATTAACTCGGCTACTTTACAAAAATCTATGTAATCTTCATTCTTAGTTCCTAGTAAGGGATATTTACTAAATAAAGATATAATTTTATTATCTATATCAGAAAAAGTTGAAACAATTAAATTTACTTCATTACGGCTAAAATAACATTTCCCACAACCTAAATAATTTGAAATGTTATCCAATAAAACTGAATCCTTAGAATGCTGAGTTATTACAAATCTTAAACCAATATAGTCTGTTTTTTTGCTTTTAGATTCTTGAGTAATAACCATAAAAGATCCTTCCCCTTCAACAAACCCTATAAGTCAATAAACATCTTTTATTTCTGAAATACAAACCTTTGGTCTTACTACTCGTATCATATTAGAAAAAGTCTCTTTAAATTTTTCAGATAAACCCCAGTTTAATACAGATTTTATACCAACTAATGTTAGTAAACCTTTTTCAGTTAGATGTAACTTTTTTTGTATTAAATCCACAGATTCTTTAAATAACAGGTAATCTGCTAATTTGTTAGTTATTAAAGGATAATTATCGAAATGTTTTGTTATTACTGCTAAATTCTTTAAAGAGCTAACACGGTACATTAATGAATCTTGACCATGTTTATAAATTTTACCTACACCCCATGTTTTTTGTACAGCTTCTAATAATTTTAGATCTTTTTTATGTAAATTAAGTTGAAATATAGGTTTAACTTGTCATCCTGTTTTTATTCTAGAGTCTTTATAGATAGATGTTGTAAAACAACCCTCTGCATCTACAAGACCTGTAATATAATAAGGATTAAGATAATAAGTGTTATTGAGGTTATATCTAGGGTAATTAGAAGTTTTTGAAGAATATAGTCTGATTCTTTTGTTTTTTAAATTCGTTAAGCTAAATGTTTGGATAATATATATACGTAGGCTCCTTTTAACCATTCCTATAAGGTTATTAATTAAAATAAAAATAAATAAAGCATACATAAATGGAAAGTAAGCTTGACCACTTTTATTGTTAATTTGATTTACAACTATGCTATGTATAGTAGCATACAGTGTTTCTTGACTTAAAGATCATTTGTTAGGAGTAATTTTATAGTTGTTAGTTGCTAATGTACTGAAATACAAAGCTATAAAAGCTGCAATTGTCATGTATAATCCTATATTAGTTATAGATAGGTTCATATTAGCTAATAATGGTGTATCTATGCTAAATAAATTTCTTATTTCAAATTGGTCAAGAGGACTTACAATCGTAATATAACCAAACATATGTAAATATTTACTAAACTATATGTATAAATAGGTCCGGGCGCCGCTTTTAAGGCGGCTGGACCCTGCGGTTAGGCCGCCACCTTAAGGGGCGGCCCCCCCCTAATTTTTTTTTCTAGCCCTTCCACATTTTTTCTAAAAAGATGTGGGGGGGGGGCAAACAGCCCCGAGGGGGCTGACCCTTTGGGAAGACCCCCGATGGGGCTCATTCAGGCAGGGATAGTAATTTCATTGAAATTACGTCGAAAAAAATAAATGGAAAATAAAAATGATTAATTTTTGTTCATATAATATACGGTTTTTGTATTTCCCTTTAAAAAGGGATATGGGAAAAACCCCATAAAAAATATATTACTACAAAACTATGTAGCAATTTTACTATAACTTGAATACAAGTAAGCCGGGTACTGTCTGTAATATTCAACTAAAATAAAGATTCCTTAAGGGTTTTTATTACATATTTATAATAATATACTAAAAGTTTATATGTTCTTACTATCTTTTTATTACCCAAGCTTTTACCTTGCTCTTAAAAAGCCATATTTAAATCACTGGACTTCCCTACTTTTCTCTTAAAGGTATGTTATACAATTAAGATGAATTACATCTGTATTACAAGTTTTTTTTTCTAAACAAAAATGTTTTAGCCCTCCCACATTTTACATATTGTTATTTTTTTCGACGTAATTTATAGCAATAAATTACTAGAAAAAAATTAGGGCAAACAGCTAAAGGGGTTTTAACTATTTGTTTAAACCTAATTAAGCCTAATTTTACCATAAACCTGTCTATCCATAGATACCTGTTAATCTATATATATACATTATATTTATAGCTAGTGGTAGCTCATGAATATCATATTTGACTACCTTTCTCGTTTATGAAAAAAAGCATATCTTTTAAAATGCCTTTTCCTGTGATTGTACCTATTATAGTTTATTAGGCACTCGCACTTTATAATATTTTTTTTACGCAAGACTAAGGGGCCAGCCTTAAGAACCTAGTATAAATATTCTCTACTATAAATATAATGAGCAAGAGTCATTAATCGGCCGAGAGGAACGCCACGGAAAATAATCGGAAGAGATTTTGAGATAATAACTAGTTGAATACTAACTACATAAAAAGTAAAACCAACCAACCTATCGTAAACCTCTCTAAATAAGTCATTTCTATTATATTTTACACTTTATAAAAAATAGCCTTACATATTAAAGGATAATCATTCAACAAAGAAAATTAACCATAATTAAATAGCCTTACAGGTTTAAACGATGAGCATTCCATAAAACAAATTTAGCTTTTTTTTACAAAAATAGCCTTACAGGTTTAAAGGATGATCAGTACACAAAGAAATTAACATTACCAAAATAGGCTTACAAGTTTAAAGGATAATAATTATACAAACAAACAAATAGGCTTACAGGTTTAAAGGATAATCATTCCACAAAGAAATTAACCAAAACTAAAAATATATGAAATTGTTTGGTAGGGAAGTATATACAATATTCGGAACTTTTAATAAATATATTTAAACAAAAGGCTTACAATAAAAAGAAATTTAAAAAATATAGTACATAACACCATAAAGTAATGTTTTAATTAGTTAATAGAAAAAAAAAAGTTAATTAATTATTTGTAAGAAAATTATTTTGTATTTCTAAGAATAGGCGGATATTTATAGACTCTTTGCTTTGCCTAATAGGTTAAATTATTACAAATAAATTCTTTGTAAGAAATTTACCTTTTTTTATTTGCAAGAATAGACGGATATTTAAATATACCGTAACTAATCTCAGGTCCAGATTTTTTTTCAATCTCATTTAATATTTGACTTAAATTGGGGGGTACCCATAAAATTTAACGGTGTTAAATCATCCTTTCCATCTCTTATTCTTTCGGCTTCGCTTAAAAAAAATAACCAAACGTTTTTTATCTGTAAGATAAAGTTCAGGAATATCCGTTGGTTCTCCACCCGTAATCCTTGAAGGCCCTGTATAACCTACCTGATTACCCTGATCACCATCTTGTTCCCCACCTTGTTGGTTTTGTTGGTTACCTCTTTTATCAATAATACCTTGTGGATTAGCTCCTTGATAATTACCACCTTGTTGATTACCTCCTTTAGGATTATTCATAAACATAACACTACCTATTTTATTACCCTTATCGTTATCGTATAAAGAATAACCCTTTCAATGCATATTCATTTTACTCCTATCACTACTATCTATCATAAGTTTAATAGTATTTAGTATATTGTCATATGTAATATCACCCAAACAAATATGTTTTAAACCATTAAAATTTAAATCCATATTATTAATATAAACTATAATACAACTCACATTTAAATAGTAAATAATAGAGATTATAGTATTATAATCCGCAAATACATTTATATCACAACAATTAAGAACAAATCTCGAAGCATACCCTACAAAGAGAATAGCCCGGCATCTGATGAAGACTAGGGCTGCTTCGCCGCAAAAAAAAAATAAAATTCTTTTTAAAAAAGAATAAAATTTTGTTTCAATTCATTTTCATTATTAATAATTTAAAGTAAAACAAAAAGGAAAAAAGTGAAAGGACGCCCTTAACCGTTTAACCTTTCACTCTTGGATATTGTAAGATTCGAACCTACAAATATATTTACATAGTTAATATTATTTAACCTAGATATCCTTAAATTTTTTGTTATTATTTTTTAAAGTATACCCTAATATTTTCTTTCCTCAGCGCAGCAGCCTCAGTCTTCGAGACGTTGTCTCGAAGACGCCGAGGTTTTCTTTATTTCTTTCTTTCCTTTTCGATGTTTCTTTGATTCCTTTTTTGTTTATTGATGAAATAAGATCTTAACATACATAAAAAAGATGATCAAAATACTACCCAAATAATATCCTCCGGCAACCTGGCTACATGTCCAAAAATAGCAATAAATAGTAGTGTGGCACTCGCACACCTCTCTATTAACGGCCCCTATATCGTATTAAACTCTGGAAGATTCCCAATTAATTCGGTGATTTCGTGTACGAACCTCGTAATAATTTTGTGAGCGGTTTCCCTAGTTACTAAGGGAACTATTAAGAATAGCTTCACGTTCATTAAAATCCTTTTTTTTTATAGTTATAATTTCGGAAAATTTCAACCACGTTTACTCTCTAAAGCGTAACCCCGCCTCGTTCACTTTGGTCGGACTACTCACTGCATTAGGTACCAGTCTTTTTTTACTGCATGCGAATGCCATTGTTTTTCTTTCAGCTACAATTACAAAAGCTACTGTTAATATAACGGGTATAGTTACAGCCAAACCTTAAGAAAAGACATATTTATTGGAAAATATAACATCTTAAATTTATGATCTTAAAATAAAAAGTGTATTCTAATTAATCAAGTTAATTATCTAGTTAATACCCACAGATAACATATTTTAAAATTAAAGGTAATTTTAAAACGGTTGTTTTTATATGGGCTTTAGTAAACCTAAGTTTACTCTTCTCCCCTAATAGCTGTGTAACTATAAACATACAATGCTATTTTCCAAAAGATAAATATTTTTTATCTACTGGGATCTGTTATGCTATTAGATAATTAGGAGTATAGCATAACAAGTTGTCGGTATTTTAACCGCTATTTACTCTTTTGATAGATAATCTTTGCAGCTTTTGAAGTATCATCCAATGAAACGAAAGACTTTGACTTTTTAAGCATGCATGCCCATGCCCCTATTCTTTTTAGGTATTGCACCTCACATCAATTAAACCTTTTTGTATCCGCGTACTTAATCTTTTGATACTGATAATGTATATTATACTTATTATTCATAGTTAAAAGATCCATCGTGAAAGGCATATTATGATAAACTCAAATACTATATAAAATACAGCTAAATTAATTAAGGGTCAAAAGTATGCTTTAATAATAACCATCTTACCTCCATCATAAGTTTACTATGATTAAGATCACTTAAATTTTGAGATGTCTGGACTTTCTTATAATACAATTCATTTAAATCCGATCAAGTTTTTGTCATAGTATCTTTTGATACATTATACGTTTGAAGTTCTTGTTCAAACATAAATGAGTTAATTTGGACAAATATTCTAATTTAAGACTACTCATATAGAAATCCATATATTTATAACTATAGCTTGTAATACCATTTACTAACGATAGGTTCCTCCTAATTCGTTCCACTTAAAAAAAGCAATCTTGCCTATTCCATTTAGTTAAACCTTGCTTTTGGGTAACCAGTTGAATTTAACCTAGATATGATGTTATTCAAGTTACTGATTATATGAGCCATATCTGAGAAGATATTTACATCTATCTCAAATTGAATTTCGCAGTAAGTTTTTGAAGCATATATTAAAGCTTCGAAAACAGGAAAAAAGCTCAAATCCCCCAGAAGTGAATAAAACTCCCTTTACACGATATATTTCCTTATATATATCTATTATTATTTCTATGTAAAAATAAAGATATACCTATTAATAGTGCTAATATAAGATTAAATTTATTAATATATGAGTTAAATAAAATATAAGCTATTAGTCCTATTAAATTATATAATGAATAAAATGTAATAACTACAGTATTTAATATCGCAATATAACTACTTATATTCAATAATCCTTTCTCTAACTCATAAGGTCCTAAATACTCTACGGATCCTTTATCTATAACTTTAGTAGTTTGTCCACCAAGTTTTAGTACTGTACCCGTAATGTATCTGTTATAAAATAGCTCTATTAAGAAACGTTGATTAAAGAAACTAAATATGTTGTAACCTAGTCTAGATAATTTAAAGCAAATTAGTATAAGAGATAAGTATTCAGACAACAC